TTTTGAATAGAACCCAAGCCACTAGAATGTGCTGCAAGCCAACGGTATACCTAGCTAGTCTCACGTTAACCGGCACATCAACATTGTGGTTTTGACCCGATGCATCGGGTGGACCCTAATCAAAAAGTTCTGGCAGCCCGTGAGAGAGTCGAACTCCCGCCCTCAGTTTTGGAGACTGATGTGCTACCGTAACACTTACGGGCTGTTGCAACAAATACTTTAGGCTCCAATTAACGTCCGTGTACACAGACTTGGAGGTGGACATTGCAACGTGATTAAGATCCTTTACCACATTGGGCGCCCAATGTGAGAATGTTAATCGGAAACGTATTCCACAACCGACACGTTCCTAAACCTTTGGCGACGCAGAAGGGAATCGAACCCTCATAGGACGGATAGACAATCCGTTGCATTACCAGCCTGCCCCTGCGCCAAATTCGTTTATTGCGATCCTACTTTGCGTAGAAGGATGGCAATTTCTTCCTTTCGTTTTCCAGTATACTTCTCATATGACTCTTGAGACTCTTCCGCACCTTGTGCGCGAGGAGAACCATCTTGCATTCGCTTCAACGCACCTTTACGACGCGAAGTCTTACGACCAGGAAAATTCGAAGTCAGCATTATTTAAGGCCCCTTAACATTAACCCACAAAGTAACCACCAGATTACGGCAACAACTTCACGCCAGATATTTCCATCTGTAAAAAGCAACCACATCCATGTCATGAACGGCGTGAAGAATGTGGAGACAATGTAATGCGTTTCAAACCACCAATTTAGAAAGTCCATATTATAATATCACCTTTTAAACATTATCATTTGGTTTAGGCCAATTCCTCAACTGGTGAGGAGTCTCATTTAACTCCTTAATGATCTTCGCTACACGTTCAGGACCTGCCATCTGTAGAATTTCATACAAACACATTCCAATAAATTCTTCATTGGTGTGACTATTAAAAACAACAACACAATCATTTTGAATATCCCACGTGGCACATTCTGAATTAAGAAGCATCACAACACCTTTTTGATTAAAGAATTACGTGTCTTTACACCTTTAGAAATGTTTGCTTTCTCTTCCTGCGTTCGAGGAATTCCTTTATTCCAAGGAATTTTTCCTTTATTTGCTGTGCTTATTTTTTCTTTTGTTTGTGTTGTGTGTTTTTTACCTTTAAAGGCACCTGCAGCAGCAGCAGCAAACCGTTTTGAAGCTTCCGCCATTCGCGATGAAGGATTTTGCCGACTCGCTTTACTTTTTTTAGAAACCTTCTCTCGGTATTCTGTATTTTGATAATCGCGTTGTTTGGAAATGCGTCGATTTCGTTCAGCCAATAATTGCTTGTCTTGATTGATCCAATCGAAACCACCAAAACCACCTATTCGAAGGTTATATGTGTTTTCGGAAACTAAAAAGTCCTCATTTACAATCTCGGCTTCTTTAGCATACATTTCTTTTGCACTTGAAAATACAAACAAAATTTCTTTGGAAAAATTTTCTTTACCATATTTTTCTATTGCACGGAGAAGATATTTTCCAGACCCCATGTAATCATCGTTTATGTTTTTCGTTTTGTGTGAACCAATATAAAAACGACCATTGAGGTTGTTTGTAATTTTGTAAATCAAATAGTGCATAGTGTCCCTATGACCGTTATTCTACACACTATTTAGGATCGAGTGTTTTAGTCTCGACCTGAATGTGGACCGTGAAGGAATCGAACCCTCAATCTCTACGTGCAAGGCAGATGTTATCCCGTTTAACTAACAGCCCAGTGATTGGTCAATCCACTCGGATTCGAACCGAGAAAGGTTGATTAAAAGTCAACTATGATTCCATTTCATCATGGATTGTATTTCTGCAACCTTTTGCTTCTTTTCTTTGGAAGATAATAAAGCTTGCGGAGCCTTTTAGACTTTGGTCAAGAATTGCTTGAACCAATTCCAGTAACTCTCTGGCTGAACCGCATTCAATGCGCGAGGTCTGTCTGCTCGACAAACCTGACCATGATATGCGTCCCTAGCCGTCACTTGTTGCCAACCCTTATTTGTCGTAATCTGCATCACTGACATGTAACCACCAGGGCTCAATGACAATGGTGCTTTCAGGTTGCCAAGAAAATCCCATTTATGCGCGGCAGTGGCATCACCTTCGAACCACTGTGGCAGAACAAAATTAGAAACTAGAACTCCGCCGATTGCATATGAGTCATTTTCCACTGGATCACAGACTTCATACGCAACCAATGTTGCCGTTGTGTTACCTGTTGGAACAATTGTTTGCAGATCGGTATATGAGTCTGCAAGTAGTTCCAGCATTTCATGCGAGGCTGTTGTAGACCAGGCAATGTGATTCTGTGTCGAAGTCTTTACAAACACTTTGCCCAAAGGCTGACCGTTTGGTGTGACTTCGTGATATCCTAGAGCACCGGCCTGATCCGCATCATCCAGCAAAACGAATTGCCATGCAGCCGGCTTGACCTTTGTCTTGTCCGGATAGAAATTGATCGTTGCCATCAGACCCCATTCAGGAGCAAAATCACGTTCGACCTGAACTCTCAGCGCACCTGTTACGGATGCAGCCAGAGCATTTGACACAACGGTCGATTCATTGATGACGGCGATTTCCGGATAAACAATCGTCTTTGGTAATGCTTGCGGCGTTTTAAGAACCATTTTCAATTCTCCTGTTTGTCTACAGGACTATTTATGTTGGTGCCCAGCGAACGACTTGAACGTTCCTCTACGGGTTACAAATCCGTTGCGTCGCCATCTACGCTTGCCAGGCAAATGTTGGCGGGGGTGGTAGGATTCGAACCTACTATGACCAGGGTTCAAAGCCCCGTACAATTCCGATCTTGTTTCACCCCTACAAATTTCCATATTGGAGAGTTCGTAACCTGTGTTCAATCGAATAGGGATCAACTATTTCCTTGAACTCCTGGTAGCGGCTAGCATCGAGATTCAGGATATGATTCAGCCACAAACTCTCCAATATGGAGCCTCGTGCAGGAGTCGAGCCTGCTTCTCAAGTTTACGAAACTTGTGCATCGCCGTCAATGCTTACGAGGCTTTCAATTCTTACGTCAAATTATTCTTGGCTTTGGTGGCAGCCTTCCTTTCAGCATCCTTCTTGATACGACGAGCCTTGTTGCGAAGGATACGAAGTTCAGCCTGAGCAAAATACGCCGAACGAGAATGTCCGTGCTTTTGCTTTCCACCAAAACGGTAGCCCTTGTTAGAGCCACTCTTTTGTTTCTTAGCCATGATTGTCTCCTAGTTATCTAGAATATCATGGTTTCTCCTTTCAAGCGTGGTCAATGACCACTTAATTGATATTACTGCTCGGCGCTGTCAGTAGCAACCAAAGCAGGTTGTTGTAATACTTGTACGTTGGTGGTCAATGTTTCAAAACCATCCGCAATGTACGACACTTGTGTTGATCCAATCGCAAGGGCTTTCAGAGCCCACACGCCCGGACCTTGATTGATGGCTTCGACGATATCAGTGTTTGCCACGATAACCGTAATGCTGTTCAAATCAAGAACTGCGGATGGATCATTGCTAGAAATTGTTTCGACAACGATACGGTTAATGTGAATCTTAAGATCGTGTTCCATTAATGACTCCTTTGTTTGGTTTTAACTACTCGTCATTATATATGGTAGGCGATATTGGTAACGATCCAATCTCTAAGCCTTATCAAGACCTTGCTAATCCGTCTCAGCTAATCGCCTATGAAAATTTTTCACGCCTTGTCCAATTTTTTTCTTTGTTTCATTACTATGTTGCCGAAAGGCATTGTTCAACGAAGCCGCACACGATTTGTTACAAAATTTGTTGTGGCGTGATTTATATGGTAATTTTAGTCCACATGTGCCGCATAAAGTAGGAGTGGAATTGTAGTTTTCTTGGCGGTTTTTTGTTATTTTTTTCTGTGCTATAATAGCCAATTTACTGGCACGTTTAGAACTTTCAGCCTGTCGTCCTGATTTGTAATATTCGGTGGCTTTCATGTTTACAACTCCGCCATTACCACCACATTTCAAATTATATGAATTATTTCCAACTTCAACTAATTCTTTTTCCTTTGCAAACATTTTTTCAGGAGAATCGTAATCAAATAAAATTTCCTTTTCGAAAACCGATTCACCATATTTTTCCTTTGCTCTGGCTAACAAAACTCCACTACCCAAATAGCCATCATTTATATTTGAAGTTTGATGAACCCCAATATAAATTTTTTGATTAACCTTATTGGTTAATTTGTAAACCAAATAATGCATAGTGTCCTCACGACTGTTATTCTATGCATTATTTATGCGAAGTTCGAATCCGAACTTCGCGCAGGGTCGGTGTGGTAAGATTCGAACTTACGACCTCATGCTCCCAAAGCATGTGACTTGACCAGGCTAGCCTACACACCGTCATAAAAATCCCGCGGATCTCATTTTAACGATCTTCTCTCTTACCTCTCGTAACGATCAGGCGAGCGGCGGGTAAATGGTAGCGGGGTTAGAAATGCCTTCACAAGGAAGGTCTTACATTCATCACCCCACTATTGACTGGAGGAAGGTCCGGTTAGCCACCGTTTGCCGGCCGTCGATGTGACAGCTGGCGACCTTCCATTGAAACTGGTGTTGCAGGTTGGAATCGAACCAACACCCGGTCAGTGCCGACTACTGTTTTACAGACAGTGGCGACTTAAGCCAATATTCGCCTCTGCAACATTGAAATTGGCTCGGGATAGGAGATTCGAACTCCATTATCTACAATTAATGAATTGGTCGCGACGAATTCAGTGTAGAACCCAGGCATGATTATCTAATTGGAAAACATTCTATAGATGCTTCCAATCGCACATGACCCCGAATAAACTTTGGTGCGCCGTCCACGAGTTGAACGTGATTCTAGGATTCTTCAGACCCTCGCTATGACCCCACTAGCTCACGGCGCCCTTTATGAACTGGCATCCCGGGATGGATTTGAACCACCGGTCTCGCACAGGAGTCTCCAAGGCGATGCTTTAAACACTAAGCTACCGGGATATTTTGGCTGCCACCAGTGGAATCGAACCACTCTCAATCTCGGTTAACAGCCGAGCGCGCTCACCTTGAGTGCTAGATGGCAAAAACTTGGTGGCATTAGAGGACTTTAACCTCTATTCTTTCCGCTTCACGCTTTTTAAGGCTGCTATGCGGACAGTTTTAACGATAAACTAATGCCATGAAATCTTGGTGCGCGATGTAGGAATCGAACCTACTTAAGTCGTCTTGTAAGGGCGATGGTTGACCAATCACCGTATCGCGCAAACGAAATTGCTTTGAGCAGCATCTAATATTCTCCTTTAAAGGGAATACCCGTCAGACACGGATGCATGTCTGAAATGCACTAGACGCTGGTCGAAGCAATTTCTAAAAATTGAAAATGTGCCGCCGTTTTACGGACTGACAAAAACCCCGCAGGGTAATAATCAGCTAAAGACGCAACGAGCCCGAAAGCACATTGCGCCCACGTGTACGATATTGTGCATTTGCTCGGTGCTCAGGGATGCACCGAAGCGACACGAAATCACGAATTGTTAATGAGCCAGAACTACGAAAGGCCGCTATTCTGACACTGTTTGGGATCCGTGTCTAATTGTTTTTTCCTATCGAACGCCAAGGGCCGATAGGCATTTCTAAGTCATTGATTCTCAACAGGAATTTTTTCTTCTGCTCTAACCCATTGATTTTCAACGTATTTTTCGGCTCTAGAGCATCTTAGACAGACGCGATAGACGACGAACCCGAAGATACAGGAGCCGACGGCTTCCTCTTCCCAATCATGCGTCAGACACGGGTTGAGACTCATCCTTAGTTTTAACCTTTGCGGGTTTCGGTGTAAGCAAATCTGGAAATGCTTCACGAACCAAATCCTCAGAGATTTTATATTTAGCATAAACCTCACCGTTTTTGATGCAGTTCAGTAAATCGGCCTCTGTCCAATGAATACCCTCAAGAATCTGGATGTACAGAGTTTCCTTGCGAATTCTTGGCAGCTTGTAGGCTTCGTTGAAAATGTACATGCGACGAGCCTCTACATAGAGACTGGTGCTCGCATATCCCTTTGGCAGAGAACGTTCGGCCTTGAACGGCGGCGAGCCCTCAGGCAAATCCCATTTGTAGGCTTGCTTGTCGAAGGCCACCTTCAAAATTGTCCGCAGCGCCGGTGTATCATTCTTCTGAAACGTTTCGATTTTTTCCTTCTTGGTCTTTGCGTGCTGAACGGCTTCGAAAATTTCAGGTATCATTAGTTTAAGCATATTATTCACTCCAGTGTTTTCATTAATCTATCTATCTTTTCTAATGCATAGATTCTTTGTTCTTTCGTAATGGATTCCGAACCGTGCAAACATTTCTTGATTGAAATTAATGCGGCGATAGGATCCAAAGTTCCGGCCAATCCTTCATCGACACAAACATCGATGACATGAAATTGGTGAAACAATTCGTCCATTAAGTTTCTCATTTCAGAGTTCATTGGCATCCATCTTTCTCAGGATTTCTAGCAATGCTTCGGCATTTCCCATTGCATCGTCAACTGGATTGTGTGTGTGCTTGGTCTTGCGCATGTTCTTCCAATCATTAGCCGATCGAAAGTCTCGTTTCAGTCCTGCATAGAAGTCACCGATGCGCCGCGCCGAAAAACCAAATGGGTTTTCGTTTAGACAAAGCCAGAAATAGTAATTGATGAATTGCCAATCAAATGCAGGGTTATCCGATGCAAATGTTGGTCTGGACCCTTCGTTCATTTTCAAGATCCATTCTTGGAACTCGGCCATTACATCATCAGGATTGTCGAACGATTCGTGTTCTTCTCTTGTGAAGCCTGAAACTTTCAATGCTTCGGGTTTCCAATCATCAGTTAATGGTTCGGTCTTTCCGTAGAAAGTACCGGTAATCTTTCGATCAGTGATGCACACCGCACCAAAACAAACCATAGAATAGATACCAGGCGCCGGTCCATCTGCTTCCACGTCAACTATAAAGAGGCTCATATTTTTCAGGCAACAATGAATAAGGTAAGTAGAGTGGATGACAAGGGATGCCATCCTTCGATAGTTTCAGAGCCGTAAGTTTGTGACCGTTCAAAATGTTTCTGGCCACTTCCTCACCACGTCCGTACAGATTGCCGTTCGTTCCCCAGGCACAAACGATCAGATCGGCATTGTTTGCCGCATACTTCAAATAGTAATCGTTCTTGGGACCCACTGGATCGGCAATTTCAAGTAACCCTTTTGGGTCAGTCGAGCGAAAGGCAAAAATGTTTGTGACTACCAAACAATTGTAACCCATTTGAATTGCCCGACGTTGACAACGTTCTACAGTCGGATCGTTTTCAACTTCGTCGGCCGTAGACGGATTCAACATCACAAAATTGACAGTCTTGGTAGATTGTCCGTCAAATATGTCCGTCGAACCCCAATAACGATACAGATAGTATCGATACAGTTTGTCCTTCGAAAAAATGGCATCAGTCTTCACGGCGGATGCAGTCGTCTAGGCTGTCACGAAGGTAGGTAATTTGTTCCTGATACCGCTTTTCTTTTTCTTCCCAGTCTTGGGTTTTCAAATTCATTATCCAATCGAGAGTTTCTTCCTCTAATTGACCATCCTTGATGACGGCATAAATCACGTCACGAATATCTTCTTTAATGTGGTCCATGTTTATCTATCCCAAACATCGTAATCATACTGACAAAAGATTCCAGATTTCGTTCCGGCACCCCAAGCCCAGCACAAAGACAAAAACCAACAAAATCCGATGAAACAACCCCAACCAATACTGTATACATTTGCAATTGCAATTGCGGCAATCAAACCAAACAAAATCCAAGCAAAAGACGAAATAATCAATACAATTTTTAGAATTTCTTTGAAACCAAACCATGTCGTTTCAAGTATCTCTTTTACCATGTTAAAAGTCTCCGGCTAGTTCGATCATGTTTTTCATTCGGTGTTTCATGAAATAGGACATGATCGTCATTCGATTTTTACCCGTGTTCAATTTACACTGTGACGCATACTCCTGCTGAATTGCAATTCTAACCGACTCAGGAATGTAGGTAAAGTCAATCAATTCCTCGTTGCGTTTGAACCAAACCAATTCCTGATCCGTACAGAAGTCCTTAGGATCCTTTGTCAGATACTCTTTCAACTTGTTTTTCATCACCTTCTTTTGTCGAATGTGATTTACAAACGTGTCTCCCGGCGATCTAAAATTAGGGATGCCGTCTCCCTTGTCTCCTTGCACGATTAGTTCGCGCAATTGGAGTTTCCAATCTTTAGGCTTGATCCATTTCTTTTGAACGGTTGCCCATTGTTTCACGTTGCTATATTTTTGCAATTGCTGAAAATCTTTGTCACCACTGAGGATAAGAACAGGCTCGGCTTCGGAGCCAAACATGTTCTCTCCCCCTGATTGTTGTGACAATTCACACAGCACAGCGATTACATCATCGGCTTCGGCCTTCTCGACAGAAATAACAATGTAAGGAAAATACGTTCTAATGTCGATCAGGATCTGATGCAGAGTGTCGAAAATCAAACCCCAATCGATCTTGGATACTTGTCTTTCTGAATTGCGATGGGCCTTGTAATGTTGGAACACATCCTTTCGCCAACTACGACTGTCGGTGCAAATTACAAGTTCTCCGAATTCCTGTCCGAATTTCTGACGATAGGAACGCAGACAATTGAACACCATGTGTCGCAACAGCGAAACATTCTCCTCTGTAAAATTCTCTACTTCCTTTGGACCCATTTGGGCCATCAAGGTCGAAATGACTGTGTGATTGAAGTCAACTAGGATCATTTGCGTTTTTCGTCTAGTGGTTCACCGGTGTTGACTTTGACTTGAACGGCACGGTCATCCCAATACTCATACATGTCAAAATCCTTGATGCACGTCACTTCCAATTCCTCACCAACATGTTGAAGGCACCAATTCTTGATGACTTGTTCGGCTACTTCACCTTCGGTGCGCATATTAGGATCTTCATGGTACTTGCGAGAAACCCGCGCCGTGAAAATCTTGACGCGCTTGCCTTTTCGCAGCCATTCCTTTACCCGATTCACCATAGGAATAATCGGTGGTCCGATGAAATAAACACTGACCCACTTATCGTAATGGGCCAGTGTTCCATCTAGATCGACACCAATGTATCCGCCGGTCTTTTTATTTTGGTCACTCATGCTTCACCTTACACAATCCTAATCAGAATCGTGTCCTTGTTGATTCGTCCCTTCGGGGACTTGCTTTTGCATTTGATGTTTTCCATGATGCGTCGCAGAGCAACCTTGCCACCATTTTTCACTTCATCCAATTGCTTTTCGGGCTTGCGAAGCTTCTTTGTTTCGCTGGCTTCAATGTCGAAATTCAACAGCGTCGAACCACGCACTGCCAGTCCTAACGAACCGGATGCTCGAAACACAGTCAACATGCGAGTCTTGACATTGAACACCCACAATTGTTCGGAACCAATGATATCGATTGGAGAAACAGAGTTCAGTTTATACTCCTTGCTCTCCTTCAGATATTGAAGCTTGGCAACTTGAACACTTGCGGGCTTTGCCTTGCGCTTGCGCGGAGCACGATTCACCTTCTTGAAATGCGCGTACTTTTCACTTTCTTCCTTTAGCTTCTGGAAGAACTTAATCATCAGATTGAATTGCTTCTTGGTGAAATTGCTGTAGCCATCTTTCAGATCCTGATCTTTCGTCAACATCACTGATCCGAATTCCTTGATCTTGAGGTCACACCAGGCGATCACGTCTTTCATGTATGCCTGAGGAATTTCCTTGCCGCGAAGATAGTTGTAGAACGCATCCTCGTCACTCAGCGTTTCGGAATCATTGATCCAGTCGTCGAACAAACCTTCTAAGTCACCAAGGAAAGATTGAATCTTGACCTGCATGTGATCGCGCACCGTTTTCACGGCAGTCGCGACCTTATCTTCGGCGATTCCCTTGAGGTCCTTTTCAATTTCCAGTTCGGCATCGAATCTGGCAAACAAGGTCTTCATCCTCAAATCCAGAGAAGCCAGATCCTTGTCACTGAACACGGCACCGCGATGCAGCAAACGCATGCACCAACATAAGGCAAGTGGAACCTCATTCTGAGGTAGCGCTTCCAACTTCCTGATATAGGCTTTTTTCTGCTTCGTCGCAATTGCAGTGGCGACGAGATACTTTTGCGCATCGTTTGGTGACTTGTTGGCCGAATACCAATTCAAAGCCAAAATCAAATTGATCTTGTAGTTTTCTTTGATCGTCGGAACTGTGCTGTTGGCGTTGACGAACAGAACATCAGGTTCGTTGCCAGCAATGTATGATTGCACGTCTTTAGCGCGAGCCATTAGATTCTCCGAATCCCTGATTGGGAACATCTATTATACTACAAATGGTGAGACTTGTCAAACGGGATTTATACAGCGTAGGCGTCCCAAAATGGGCCGTAACCAATGTCATCGATCTTCGCAATGCTGGTCCAATCGCGTTGTTTTAACCGATAGAACATTTCGAGAAGTACACCAGAAGCCGTCGTCATTTGGATGGCAGTGAAAGGTGAATTTCCCATGAACACACATTTCGAATAAACCTCGGACGTCAGATTGTTGTTTTTCCAGCCCGAAACTTCCACTAGAATTACAACCACATCTATGGGTGCCGAAGGCACGTGTTCGTCCAAAAGTCTGACAACATCATGTTCGTGAAGATCCAAATCCTTCAAAAGGAATTTCATCAAATGACAATGACCCGGATAACGCAGGGTCTTGTAATTGACGTTAGTGTTCATAGTGGTGCTGCCCATTTCCATAAACGCATCCAGAACATTTGCCATTCCACCTGAGGTGTTGAAGGCTTCGTACTCAATGCCATTGACAATGACTGATTCCAAACCTGTCAAGGATTCTGTTTCGACAATGTTACCATGAACAATTGCCTGACCACGCTTGATATATTCATTCACTAGACCATTCGTTGACCATGTGCGATTGTAGCGAAGCATGTTGCTCGCGCCCGGGGTCAAGGCACCGACACGAATTTTCACGTCTTTCAATTCGTCGAAATGACTTGCTAAGGTGTAGGCAATATTGCCGACGATTCCTGGTGCCAGACCACAGTGCGGAAAGAATAGAGGTCGATCACCATCCTTGTCATCGAAAGCAGGATTGTAGCGATTTAGGTCTCGGGTTCTTTTACCGACGCGAATATCTTCGGTCAGATCGAAGTAAAGCTTTCCGGCTTCACTAGCAACGACAGATGTTATCTTGTCGTTCATGTTATACGGCAGCGCCGAAATAATCACGTCATGATCTTTGACGATGTAGTAAACCAAATCGAGGTTGTCCAAATCAATGTCAACGACAGCGGCACCGTGCTTTGGTTCTTTGTCGTATAGATCACTGTTAATTTTGTAATCGGGATGACCATGAATCACAAGCAAATCATGAATGGTCGATCCGATATTTCCTGCACCTAATATTGCAACGTTTAACTCACGCATAATGAAACTCCTAAAAATCCATTATAATTCCCGGGTTCTTGATCTCTTCGGGTTGTCCATATTTACCGTAATTTCTGAAAGTCTTTGCGACCTTTGAAGTCATCAACCATTCAATCGTCCTCAATTCAACTGGAAACTCCCACAATGCAGCAACGTGTGCCAGAGTAGTTTCCGCAGAAATTTCATCTAGAGGTGAATGATTCAATGGTTCATGATCCATTTCCAGACAACGATCACCTGAAAGATTTACATTGACGATCCTGATTTCAGGGACCATTGCTCCTCTGTGGTATTGCTTTGAAAGTTTTTCTCTCAAAGCATAGAAGCCTGTTTGATCCTGAATGTTCTGAACTCTGTAATGTTGTCGTCCGTTCTTGTGTTCGACATGGAACAACTTGAACTCTTTGACCACAGTCGGAGACAGGTATTGGGCAATGAACGAATCATCTTTGAAATTCACCATCGCATACTTGATTTCATCCACCCAATCCTTGCCGACGAGATCAGGAAAATATCGTCTGTCTTCCTCAGTTGGTTCCTCACACATGCGTTTGATATCTTTGAAGATAGCGAATCCCAACGCATACGGATTGATACCACTGAAATACTTATGGTCGTAGTCTAGTTGTTTCAGAACACCGGTATGGCTCTTGAGAAAACTCATGTACGAGCCTTCGTCGATCAAGCCTTTTTCGAACAGTCTGGTAACGATGTAGTAATGGGTGAACGAAGCAAACCCTTCGTTCAGAACTTTCGTCTGTGTCTGTGGATAGAAATATTGAGAGATTTTTCTGACGATTCGAATGATTTCCCTTTTCCATTGAGGAAGCAAAGGAGCATTCTTTTCGATGAAATAGAGAAGGTTTTCCTCAGGTTCTTTAGGGAAACGCTCTTTCTTGACTAGGTTCTTGTGCTTCTTGATTAGCTTTTCCCACATCGGATTGTAGTCCGATAGTTCTTTTTCAAACTTCTCCCAGGCTTCTTTCTCCTCGTCTTTCACTCGCAATTTCTTTGGACGCTTGAACTTATCTACACCATAATTCGACAGAGCATGACAGGCATCAATAACAGCCTCTACTTCATCCTCACCGTATTTTTCTTCGCATTTGTGAATGTAATTCTTGGCGAAGTTGAGGTAATCGACAATTGAATCGGCATGTGTGTTGTCTTTGAACAGGTAATTGTTTTTGAACACTGCCGAGTGTCCGACACTTGCATGTGCCAAAACAAGAGTCTGCATCGTCATATCATTTTCTTCCATCAGATATGCAATACAAGGATTCGAGTTAATCACCAATTCATAGGCGAGCGACATGCCTTGATCGTAGTTCTTTTTGTTCATTACGAAATCTTTACCGAACGACCAATGCTTGTAATAAACTGGCATGCCGATAGATGAATAGGCATCCAGCATTTGTTCGGCTGACACAATTTCAATCTGTGCCGGATACCATTCCAAACGTAGTTCGTCGCGACCGATGATCTGAATTTCACTCCAGACCTTTTCGATCAGGTCAAATGTCCAATCCTCACCGGATTTGAAAAGTAGACTCATTGCTTTTGGAATAGTTCGGCAAACACAGGGAAAATGTCGGCTTCGTCCATGACCTTCTTGATTCGAAAGTTTTCGAACTCCATCATTAATTCGGCATACGTTGTCCATAGTCCTTTTTCTGTAACCCAGGAACTAATCAACGTTTTCATTTCCATATTGTGATAATCTTCGACCTGAATGTAGGCATAGTAGGCCGTGTATTTCAGAATACGATCACGCAACAAATCTTCACATCTTGGATTGTCTCCACCCCAATTGTCTCCATCCGAAACTTGACTGATGTAGATGTTGGTTTTGTGTTCTAGTCCTTCGTTTTTAACGATCCTATCGATCAGTTCCAGACCACTCGAAACGATTGTGCCACCCGATTCTTGGGTGTTAAAAAACTCGTCCTCTTTCATTTCACGCGCCAGAATTGTGTGTGAAATGAAACGAACGTCTACCTTCTCATACTGCATTCTGAGAAAGGTGTAGAGTAGGAAAAAGAACTTACGGGCAATCGTTTTTTCTTTCAAACCCATGCTGCCTGAATTGTCCATCAAGCAAAACATCGTTGCATGTGTCGTTGGCTTTTGAACAGCCACCATTTGCTTGAATCGCAAATCCAACGGATCGAACATTGGAATGTTCGCAAGACGATTCTCTAGCTTCTTGATTCCCTCAAGTAGTTGGATTCGCTTGTCGTCATCCTGTTCGACTTCAAGAAGTTCATAGAGGGCTTCGATTTTCTTTTCAATAGAGGCACGTGCAGGAACCTTGCGCAACAAGGCTTGTTTGAAAGACCTGATGACACTAAGCTTGTTTGGTGAACCTTCTTTTTGAAAGCCGGCATGGTGCCATTCTGTTTCGAACAGTTTGGCAATCTGAGTCTTTAGGAGATTAGGAAGTTCGAGGTCCTCAAAGAAGTATTTGAGAAATTCTTCCTGAGAAATTTCAACAAAGAAATCATCCAGGCCTTCACCTTCATCTGAGGCATCGTGTTTTCCACCACCACCTGGTTGACGAGGAATCAGGTCCCCAGGAACGTATTCCTTATTTCCCGGAACCACATAGTCTTTATTGCCACCATGCCCATGACGGAACCATGGTTCAGAAATTCCTTTCTTTACCTTGATTCGGGCCCCGCCTGCAACGTAATTCTTTAGTTTACGTTTGGCGAGAATCTTCGGCATCTGTTCCTTGATTGCGCCATGAACGCGCTTGAGGAACTTCTGCCTATTTTCAGTGGACTTGCCTCGACCGTTTTTACGACGATCAATTATGGATGCCATGTTTAGCTAGATTTTCTGTGGCGCATAAAGTATTCGCACAATAACCTAGTTTGTCTTTCAGTGTAACCACGCTCCATCATTTTTGCCACGAACTGTTGGTGTTTTTCAATCTCGTCCTTTGACTTCTTAGGAGCAAAAGAAATCACCGGAAGAATCTCGTCGGTTGTAGCCAGAACTTTCTTTTCTACAACGATACGCATTTTCTCGTAGCTATTCCAACGAGGCATTTGGCCGCCGTGATTCTTTGCATAACGCAAAACGAATTGCGTAATTTCGTTACGCCAATCCTTTGCATTTGTAATCTCGGCTGCTTTTTCGATCTTCTCTAATTCAAGATTCAAATCCTCACGACTCATTAGCACACCAGTGTTTGGATCACGATATTCTGAGTCCTGAACCCAGGCGTCGGCATAGTAAATATAGTTCTCGAAAACATTTTGACACAAATCAGAAAAGGATTCCAAGAATGAGGCTCGAATGTCCTTTTCCAGTTGTTCGAAATACTTGTCCTGCAGAATGCCCTTAAGATTCGTCAAAAGGATGTTTTCTTTTTCCTTCGCGAATTGTTCCTTGATGATTTCGTTTTCAAGAACGATCATCAGATGAATTGGATTCGCTCCAATCTCTTCGGCATCGTAGTTGAAGGTCTTGGACAAGGTCTTAAATGCAAAACGCACCGACAAACCTTCCATGCCTTCTTTGACACCGGCCTCGTCTTTGTATTCTTGAAGGGGCTTCGCTTTCGGATCGACGTCCTTGATGTTTTCACCATTGTAAACGCGCATCTTGGAATATGCCGTAGAGTTTTCAGGTTCTACGATGCGAGATAGAATGCATTCTTGTGCCAGAAATTCTAGCGTACCTGGAGCACAAGGTTTGCTGAAAAGATCCGAATCACGAATCAGTTTCTTGTAGATTTCGACTTCCTCGTTCACCCGCAAGCAATACGGAATTTGAATCAGATTGACACGATCCAAGAAGGCTTCGTTTGTTTTGTTGTTCCTGAATTGTTGCCATTCAGATTCGTTGGAGTGGGCGATGATGATACCGTCGAAAGGCATTGCCGAAATTGCTTCGGTACCTTTGTACTGACGATCTTGCGTTGCCGTCAATAACGGATTCAACATCTTGATCGGGGCCTTGAACATTTCGACCATTTCGACCATACCATTGTTGCCACGATTCAAACCACCCGAATACGAATAGGCATAAGGATGATCTTGAGCATATTCTTCCAGCTTACGAATGTCAACCTTTCCTACCATCGAGGAAATGTCTTGGTTGTTTTCGTCACCGGGTTCTACTCGCGTGATACAAACTTGGCGAATGCGTGAAGGATGAATTTTGACAACGTTGAAAAGGCTAATGTCACCGTTGAAGTCGATCATTTTTTGAACGGCCCAAGGCGACATTACAGAACGCAATGCCCCCGGTGGGATGTTGTAGTCCTCGTGCAGTTGCTTTGCATACTTGCGACGAGGGAACAACCCAAGGGGAGATTCAAAGACAGGAGAATCTTTCAGAACCCAAACAGGAACGTTTTCGAATAGTTCCTTCATTTTTTCGGCAAGTGTAGACTTACCACCACCGACAGGTCCCAACAGATAGAGGATTTGTTTCGATTCTTCCAGACCCTGTGCGGCATGACGAAAGAACGAAACTAATTGATCGATTGTTTCTTCCATACCATAGAATTCCTTGAAATTAGGATAGGTACGGATGATCTTGTTGCTGAAAATCTTAGAGAGGCGAGGATCTTGCTTGGAGTCTAGAATAACAGGTTCGCCAATAGCCTGTAGCATTCTTTCGGCTGGAGAAGCGTATGCCGTTGGATCAATCTTGCATAGGTCAAGGTATTCTTGGAGAGTCAATTCTTCTTGAGAATTGAACCTCTCATAATCATTACGAAATGTCTGGAAAATACCAGCCGTTTTTTCTGCCATGTTCACTCCTAGAATTAATTGAAACTTCTTCCTAGTTATTTATCACCTGATGCAATCCAGACACACGGCTCCTGTCAGGAACCACAGCGAAATTTCTGGAACTAACCTACGTAGGCTTCGACAACCACGTCATCTTCGATGACCAGATTGAGTCTATTCAATTGCATATCTCTGGTTAAGATGTAGTAATTGGCATCCTCGCGCGCAATTCGGAACCAGATTTGGTTCTCTTTTAATTGCGTCAAGGCTTCTTGCTTTGAGAGTCCGACTACTTGGATATTTTCGATCATAGATTTTGGAGCGGGCGATCGGGCTCGAACCGACCACATCCACCTTGGCAAGGTGGCACTCTACCAAATGAGTTACGCCCGCATTGAATTTGGAGGACGATAAGGGAATCGAACCCCTGTAACTAGTTTTGCAGACTAGCGCCTAAGCCACTCGACCAATCATCCGTATCTTTATTTAGCTGCCTTGCAGAATGCCTGAACTAAGATTCCTAGGAACATCCCGCCAACTACAAACGCATCGACGAGTCCGATCCAGAATCCGTATTCTGCTACCTTTTTGTCACCCGATGCAATGCCGGCTGCAAATACGGCGATTGCAATTGCAAATACAAACGCACCCCACAAAATCGTCTTGGCAATCTTTTCAACATTGCTCATACAAAAACCTTTTCCTTCCAATTCTTGCCGTACTTCTTGTTCAACCAGTTCAGGGCAAGTTTATGGTGACTACAATGACGACGAAAGCCGTAACCAGTGCAATCGCATTGCACCAATCCAGAACTATGGAGAGAAAGCTTATGATCGTGTCCTTTACTTCCTTGAACGATGACATAACGTGTCCTAGTTGCCAAGGGTTTGTGTTTCACCCCACCCGCAATCTTTTCGATGGAAAGAAGATTTCTCCACAGAAAATTGCTGACAGGGAATTCGGGATTGCCGGTCAACAGACAAAACGAATTAGGTGGATCCCACCGATCGTTCTGCACAATAGTCCCTTCAAAAATCTTGCCGGGACCGGTGATCTTGCTGACTACTCTGACTCTTTCACCGATGTTCATGCCACAAATCCGATCTGGTTGAGAAATTTACGAACCAATTCGTTCGTGTTTTCACCACGATAAACGGCCCGACGCATTTCTTCGATCAAACACTTTGTTGGATAATCCGCAATGTTGACAAGCCATCTGAACTTGTCGCCATAATCTTCCGGATAAAAATCTTCGCGGTCGACCAAAGCATCGACGAGGTCTTCGGTCAAAATGTCGTTCATGTCGATTTCCACATCGACCTCACCGACATAGACATTCTGACAAAACGTGCGTTTATACGATGTGGGCATACACAGCCCTTTCACCAAGTTGAATCAAACGTTCATGAATCCACTGATCCGGATCACCCGTTCTTGCCTTCGCAATGCCGTAGGGCATTTCGTTTGTGGACAGGAAATATTCGTACAGATCATTATACAAATCTTCCGAAATGTCATAATCGGTATCGCTCAGATAGAATTCTGCCGCATACAAATCGGCAATCTTCTTAACCTGCTCTTGCGTCAACATGTAAATCTCCTTTTCAATAAAGGTGCTATCAGCACTCCGCTATTGTAGACGATTTACCACATAGAGTCAAGAACTATTTTTCCTCTTTAGAATCAAAGACTTATACCAGTTTTCTCAAGTAAATACTCACGAAACTCATCTACCACTCTGTCAACACTGATCCCGTACATGCATGCATGCTGTGGTTTGTCGTATGTTTGACCGATTGGATTGATGCAGACACCCCTTGGGTGTACCGTGATCTTTGGATCCTCTTTGAAACAGGGTTGACACGACAGACCGAGACTGATGTTCCGATTGTCCGGATAACCTGCAGCCGTGTATTGTGTCGATCCCCACAGAATCAATGCCGGAATCGAAATCATCGAACCGTCTGCTTTTTGATAGGTGTAGTTGGTCAGATGATTTGTGAATGAATCGACTCCCAAATGCGCAGTGGCATTTGCAAAGATTGCAATGCTTTCACGCAATGGTGCACCACGTGCATCGAAAGTTCCTTCAATTCTCGGATCCGTTGCGACCCCGAGTTGAACGAATCTGACTCCAGGGAATCGACTGACAAATTCTTGCCAACGTTCGATCGGCCAATTCTTGTATGCGGACCAACCTGCCGTTGCATGAATCGTGAAGTATTGACCTTCCAATCTGCCGGCAACTGCACTAGGAATTGCCTCTTGTTTGACCAGCAAAGAAGGAATGTGTCCTTCTTTAATGTCAACACCCATTTCGGTTGCAAAATATTCTAGCAAGTGTCTCTGCATCGGCTTGTCAGGATAACCTTCTTGTAGAGGATAACCTACAAGATTGTAGACTTTCTGGTAACGGTTCTTTTTTGACTCAAAGACAATCGTATCGTCAACAATTTCGACACCGGCTTGTTCAAAGAGGAACAACAATTCGTCACCAATCTTCTTGTTACAGAAGTAATGAACCTCATAGTCTGGATTTTGTTGCTTCCACAACGGAATCAGATTCAACGTCATGATGATATCACCAATCGCGCCGGGTCGGTGAAAAGCGACGATCTTCCTTGACAATCTAACCACACGATCATTCCAATCCTTGTCAGGACCAACAATGAAACGTTGAGCGTGCTTTGCCCAATACAAAGCCTGATCGCGATTACCTAATTCCTCGTATGCCCAAGAAATCAATCGCAATGGTTGATCGGTATACTTGTTGGCTTCACGCCACAACAATGTTGTCTTGTTCTCTTGACTGAATGCAACATTGCAGAATCCAATCGCTTCCCAATACTGTTTTCTTTCGTAGGCGATGAAAGCCAGTTCCATCCATAGTTCTGACCATTCACGATTCTTACTCAGACCTTCTAGCAAAGTAACAGTGGCGCCGGCATCGTCCTTTAGTTTGCGTTGATTGCGTGCCTTGTACAAATAGGCAAACATCCATTCGTCATGATACTCGGCACCAAACGCAATTCGTTTTGAATACCAATCAATTGCTTCTTTAGGCCTATCTCCATCCGAATGTGTGTTTGCAATGTAGAATGCACCACGTGAAGTAGGCTTTGTGTCCCATTCGCGTAGTAGAATGCGTAGATTTCGGGCGTTGCCTGTTTCGGATCCTGAAGGTGTTGCGTCATGATGAATGAACACATTTGAAAGTTCCATTACCTGATGCCCACCAATCGTTGGATATTCATGGATGGCAAATTCAAATTTGACACCCCTCCTCACCTTCCACATTCTATGGTGTGTCCACGACGGACCACCTGCCTGTATTTTCAATCCGTAAACATCAGGCAAACCAAAATACACTGCACGCTTTAGTTCCCTCGGATTCAGGAGAATATCATCGGCATCCATCCACAGACAGTAATCAGCCGACACAATGTCATTGATCTTGTCAACGAAAATGTTTCTTGCCTTACTAAAGTCCCAAAGCTTCCATTCTCCTTTTTCGTCTTTCTCGGATGCGCCAAAGTAGTAACTATATTTGACCTCGACCCCTGTTTTCTTTGACCACTCTTTTGCGACGATTTCAGTTTTATCGGTCGAGCCAGTGTCTACAATGACCACACCTTTGACCACATCCTTGATTGATTCAAGGCACTTTGGAAGATCACGTTCCTCGTTTCTGACAATCATTCCTGCCCAAATCTCAGGTTGTTTGGTAATTGGTTTTAGAATGATATCTGATTGTCCAATACCTTCTTGCGGTAAGTAGTGTTCGACAATAAAGGTGTTTGTTTCCTGTAATGCCTGTAAAATCGATCCGCTTGTGTGATAGAAAGGATGAATGGTGTAATGACCAGGAGTCAAATCACGTTCGAATCCTTTCACCCCATGATCCGGCAATCTCAGATACAAACGCCCGGTGTCTTTCACCAGACTTCTAAGTTTTTTCAGACCTTCCTTAGGATCATACAAGTGTTCGAACATATGAACCATCGTAATGAGGTCATATCTTTCGTTGTTGCCTGGTAGAAGTTCTCCTCGGGTAAGGGTTTCAAAATCTCCCTTAATCATTTCGACGCCAAGGTCTTTTGCATAGTCTGGAACAACTTCAATGTTGTCCACAGCCAAAACTTTACATTCATGTCGCGTCTTTAGAACATGTGACAAGTAAGGATACTTCGAACCAATGTCGAGACACAATCCTGATTGATTTTTCAAGCAATGATTATACAACCAATCTGCAAGTTGACTGTTGGCCTGCTTTTCTTGTTGGGTCATCAGATGACCCGTCGAGTGTCCTTCTGCGTCCAGTTCATGGTCTGCCTCATAAGTTTTAGGTGGCTTCGGATCCTGAAACCAACATCCACAATGTTGACATTCAAAATACGGAGACTCTAGAACTTGTTTTTCTGTTTTTGTGTCGCAGATCGGACAATTATGCATCATGGTGTACCTCGTCAATGTCACCTAGTGTTTCAGGAACATCCTCTATGATTGTGTTCGGTGGTAGATAATTTTGTAGTTCTTCCTTTGTCATTGGCGTCGGACCCTCTGGCTCTTGTCGTCGTGCAAAGGAGAAATTAGCCGCGAGCAACAATGCGATAGCCAAAGGGTCAAAGACGACAACCAGACATAGTATCATGTAACGCACTGCCTTGTCAATAGATTCTTGTGAATCATCGAACAAAGTTTTGGCAATGAACGTGATGGGTCCTAGATCGTTTGATGTTGCCGTGTCTGAACCTAGAGCAATCTTATCCTTCTGCAAATGGACAATGTTGTCGTTGGCTGACTTGATTGACTGATTCAGTTCGCCTCGTTCTTTAGCCTGTTGCTTTCGGATTGCAACACCACGCTCGACCTTGTTGTCTTGGTTTTGAAGGGCATCGACTGATTTGTTCAACTGAGCCAGGGTTTGATTTGCTCTCTCTATGTTTCCCTTTTCAATTGCAATCTGTTGATCCAGAGCCTGAATCTCGGCAATGTGTGTCGCAACAGGTGCAAGTTTGTCTGTGTAGGCCTTGCTAAGATAACCAAAGATGCCGAGGCTGGTAATCGCCATCATGATGACGACGGCGATAGACATGAACCACTTAAGGAAACTTGGAGCTATTTTCCACGAACGAAAAAGCCATGTAGAGGATACAAGCTTTCCTAGTTCTAACACACCAAAGACTATGACACCTGCCAGCAATGAATCAGTGAAAAGCTTGGCTAGCCCATAGATTGAAAAGTATGCCGCTACTCCTGAGATAAGGAGACCGCTGAACAGGGCGAGTGGAGCGAGCCATTTACTTTGCTGCATGATAATTTGTTAAAGGCATATTTGCACATGTAGAAGGAATCGACAAGATCCGATACAGGACTGGCCGTCGATTCTTGATCGAACACATTTTTCAGATTGAATTGTGTTTCTTTGAAGAAGGCATCGTACATTGCATCCTTGTCCGAATTGCCTTTACCTGTTGCGAATTTCTTGATTGTTGTTGGTGCGGCGACCGAGAATGTTTTGTTGAAACGCCAGAGTTGGTGCTTCAATAATCCTGTATTCTCGGCAATGTGAAAGACACGGCCTTTTGATCCGAACGAATAATCCTCAATGACGACATATTCAACTTCGTTTAGAATTTCTAGCGCCCAGGTTGAAATGTTATTGTATCGTTGTTCCTCGATCTTGTAGGTACGATGTTCTTTGCCATTGATCTGACCTTTAGCAAAAGAACCTGAGGCTTTCTTTTTGGCTGTGAGGAAATGAAACTTGCAGTCCTCAAAACCAAAGGTCTTCTTATACGGCGCAACACATATTGCCGGAGTGGTTAGTGAATAATCAATCCCGGCTATCAACATCTTCTGGAATTCCGTAAAATGCAACCCCGGCTTCGGTGAACATTTCAGACGATGTTGCCAAGGAATCTTTCCAACGTTCTTGTAATTCTTTGGATACTTTTGGAATGTAACCGACAACGCATGTCACGCCGGCTTGAATGGCCATCTTGGCACAGTCTTGGCAAATGCAAGGGATACCGAAAGATGGATAAACATACAAAGTCGCTCCGCGGGCACGTTCACCTGCCGTGACAATGGCATTAACTTCGGCATGAACTATGAATTTGTATTTCGTAGGACGATCTTCATAACGTGATTGAAGATCAAAAACATTACGGGCGAATCCATTATAACCTACACTCACCACTTCACGTCTTCCATTGACCAGAACTGCACCAACTTGGGTACTTGGATCCTTGCTCCATGTCGAAACGTGTTTTGCTAATTCGAGAAACCTTCTGTTCCACTTATACTCCATAATAAAATCCTTCGTTTAGGCTTGGTTTACGTTGTCTCCATCTGCAACCATTCTGGCAGATACATTGTCAGGACTGTTCACAGGTTGTTGAATCTTGACTTCGGTTGATTTCTTTTTCTTGGTTGGAGTCGTTTCTTCGACGACTGGTTTAGTGTGTTTCTTGATGAAGGCGTCTGCATCTGCCCAAGTTGTATGACCACGAGGTCTGATTCCATGTCGATCTTTGTAAGTATCTGAATAGAACGAATGCAAATCTGGATCAATGTGACCAACATGAGCATCTGGACCTAAAAGTTTTTGCAATTGCTTGATAGTGTGTTCGTATTGCTTGTTAAGGTTATTACGATTTGTCTTGTCGTTGCGATCAAGAGCATAAATCTTGCGAAGGATCTTATGTTGCTTGGCTTGATATTCCTTGACAACAGGATGTTGTGGTGTTACAAATCCTTTGCGTTCAGTCAATAAAAATTGTTGGAAGGTTTTCATTCTTATCCTTGATTTACGTTGTCGCCGTAATTGATGTTGCCCGAAATGTCATTTGACATTGGTGTCGAAGGTGAAATCATTGAAACACTACCTTTGATGCTGACCTTATCGGCATTCTTGTCTTGTTTCTTTGTTTTCTTGGGTGGAGCAGTATCTTCAAATTTCACCTTGAACATAGAACCATGTTTCTTGACTGCCGGGATCCATGACCATCCGTATTCAGGGTGGTGATGAAATTGGGCACTTTGACCTAACAGATCAGAGGCCTTTTTCCAGGCTCCGGAGCGAACATGTCCCACAATCTTGTTCTTGTGATTGATAACTGGAACTAAGGATTGTTCTAGTTTTCGTCCTTCGTTGACAAGATCATCCACCGATTTATCTTGAGAGGAATTCGGACGAGAATTTGATTCGATTGGTTTTGCAGCACCAGTGTACTTGACCTTAGACGGCTTTTTTGCACCTTCTTCTAAGGCTTTCTGATGGCGCTGCATTTCCTTGTTGTGATAATCCCACTCGATGTTCAGCGGGGTGTCCTTCTTCTCAGATTTCAATCGATTGACTTCACCCATGTGGAAATTGAACTGACGACGATGGTAGTCTTTGTCTAGGACTTGCTCGCAGAATTGAGAGAAGGTTTTCATACTTCTATTTATGCTCAGTTGATGGAGCAAACTCCGGCGACGCAGGCTAGTTCCTGAGAACCTGTAGTCAGATCCGTCTCCTCACTATACCCTGTCCAATCGATGTAGACGCTGCCGACTTTCTTAACCATTTCAAGATATTGCTGTTCGGTAATTTCCTCGAATGGTGGTTGACGATATGTACCTGTGTCTCTTGGAAGAAAGGCGATTCCTGAGATTTGATCCAGATGCTTGTAGACCCAGGCTCCAACGTCCATCCATTCATCCTCACCGATATGAACAGTGATCGAAGGTTTGTGTTCGCACCAATGATCCTGATAGATTTTCCAGAGTTCTAATTGCTGGATCGCAGTCATGTCCTTTGTGACGATACTGCCTTCAGGGGCCTTTGCCGGAAATGCAAACACCCAATTACTCTTAGAGTAAAAATCTTCCTCGGCTTCGTAACCTTGACGAATCATGTACTCTGCCATCGGATCCTTCTTGTCCATCCTAACACGACGCATGTAGAAATTTGCATAGCGAGGATGAATACCACTTGACGTGTCGGTCAATTGACTTGTGGTTCCTGAGGGTTTGACGCAGGTGATTGCCGTCGACACTTCGATACCAAGAATCTTGGCATAGCGTTTGTTGACTTCTCGGCAATGTTCGCGCAGTTTATTCAGTGTGTCAGACAATTCTGGCGAAGGTTTAGAGAGAAATGCGTTGTCGCATATACCGGTCATGGAGACGCCGAGCAAACGTTCTTCCTCTGTATTGTTCTTCCACCTTTTATTGATGTAACGAAAGTCGGTCAATGTCGATTGAATCGTTCCAAGAATTGTTGCCAATTCAGTCTTGCGCATCAGCGATTCGATTGTTTCGTCTTTGCGAATGATGACTTCGGTTAAATTGCAAAACTGGAAAGGACGCAAAATAATTTCCGAACAAGGATTTGTGCCGTAATCAATTTCAGGATCGCGCAAACCATATTTGCCGGCCTGAATTTGTGAAGCCTTACGCGAGAAAATTCCACGTTCACCTGATCGTGATTTGTAGATCGAAACAAATTCGTCCATAAAAATTGCCATTGAAGGTTTTTGTTCATAGACGGCGCTGTTGTTTGAAAGGGCACGTTGTCCATTCTCTTTGTACCACTCACCGGCCTTTGCACGACGCAAATTGTCGTCGTTGAGGTCAGAAAGAGAAATTAGAGCCGATCGTCTGACACCACCACAAACTACAATCTCGGCGATCTTGCAGGCAATGTCATGACATTCTAGTGTTGTGAGTCTGCGACCCTTTGCCTGTAGAAAGGTGTTGATACAGAATTTCATCAAGTCAATCAATGGTTCAGGACCTGATGCACGTCCACCAAATGTTTTTAGTCGTACACCTGCCAATCTAAGTTTACTCACATCCCACTTTGGAATTTGTCCATTCCAAAGTAAAGACATGAACTCTTTGTAACCCTTTGCCCAACCAATCTTCGAATCGTGAAAAACAATGGTGGTGTCGGTATCATGAAATTCCTCAGGAACCTCAGGTAGTTTATTCGTGTAACGAGATTCTACAGAAAATCCACCACCTGTTCCGCACATTAAAATGTACATCATTTCGTCGAATGCACGAGGGCTATCGATTGGCAGGTATGAACAATTATAGGCCGCAACGTTGTCCTTATCCAATGCCTCACCTGCTGTCATTAGGCAACGCATTGAAGGTAAAACTTCCAGATTCAGAATTGCATACTTCAAATCATCCCAAGGGATGTGTTTGTTTTGTAGTTTGTCCTTGAAAAAAGTAATGTAACGATTTACAGTTTCTTCCCATGTTTCTCTGCGAGTCAGTTCATCGACATAACGTGCATAACGGGATTGGTGGATGTAGGATTGAAAAACAGACGGCAGAACAACAGCCATAGCGGTGCTCCTTTTTAACTTCTTATTGTTTGACTTTGGGAATAGACTACTATTTAGAATTTGGTATTGCTTAGGATGCATCGACAAATTCCATCATCATTGGAAAGAAAGGTGCGATTGCATCGGCACATGCCAAGGCAATTTCACGATGCTCCAACTGTGTCCCATTACCTGAACGGAGTTGTATATAGTGAATCCATGATCTTAAGGTACCCGCCATATACAATCGACTCATAGTAATTCCCTCAGGCAATACCGCTCTTGCCTGCTCCTTTGCCACGTTGTGGTCAATCGCCCACTTGTAGGCTTGTGCGGCATCCATCCACACCTTTGCCTGAACTGCCTTCCATTCATTCGAAAGTATTTGATCGTCCACAATGATACTATTTTGTCTGTTCTTTGTGTCTTGCAATCTTGCTTCTCGAATGTGAAACTCCATTTGCGTTGGGTCGGCATATCTCTGACTGAATTCCTGAAACGAAAAAGAACGATGACGCAGGATTTGCCTACCAATGTCTCGCGTTGTTTCAATGTAAAGTGTAAAGGATACCGTTTCGAAAGGACTCCAGTGTTTGTTCTTAATCAAATACCGAATCAACTTCGGCGCCGTGTCATTATTTACTTGGTTCGAGGGGTTCGAGACCCTGGCGAAATGAGCAACTTGCTCCTCGACTGTTTCTACTCCTTGAACCAGTGATGTGGTGTATGCAGCGACTTCTACTTTCATTAACATTTTCTCCACTGAACGAATTTCATTTTTGCTTTCAATCCATTGAACGATTGATCCATAATCAGATCGTAGACTTCTTGTGCCGTCTTTCCGTTCTGAATCATTTCGTTAATGTCCTTTTCGACAATCGATTCAGGCCAAATGAACACACTGAATCCTTTTTCGATTGCCTTGCTTACAAACTTGCACACTTCAATATTGCGTGGTTGATTGTCGAACACAAGAATACATTCTTCCTTACCGACATACGGTTCGACCCTTGCCAAATCGGCATTGCCCACTGCGATTGCATTCGGTAGAAACAAACTATCGATCGGGCCTTCTGTCACAACACAGGTCATGTCCGGATTCATTCGATCCAATCCGAAGATCATGTCCAATTCCTCAATTAGCTTCACGACAATGTATTTCATTTTCTTTGACGTGTTGCTAAGGGCACGACAGGTTAGACCCATCAACTCTTTGTTCTTGGTAAAGAACGGGATGACGAGTCTTGGTTCAGTATAACCAGTGAATCGACCTTCGTACTTCTCGGATACATCATTCAACTGTTCGGTGTGTTCGACAAAGTACAACAATGACCAAACAGACTCCGGCAGCTTCCTATCCAGAACATAGTTCCAGACAAGATGATTCTTTGGAAGCTTGACAATCGGAATCAGGAAAGGGAACTGCTCCTCAAAATTCTTGATACGAGGAGCCCTTTTAGTTTCTGATTTTGACTTTGCTACAGAAGGTGATTCGTGAAACGATTCTTTGAGGTAGCGTTTATAGGCGACTGCATCCAGCATTTGCAAAACTTTACCAAAATTAGTTGCCTTGGCACAGTTATGGCATTTGTAGATCAAGCAATCCTTGCCCTTGAAAAAATATCCCCGGGCCTTTGTCTTGCTTACCTTAGAATCTCCACAATAAACACACCTAAAGTTAAAGGTGTATTCACCTTGCTTGTCGAATTGGTCTAACCGATAGGAGATTTCATTCAGGAACTTCAAGTCCAGGTACAACGACATTCTCACAATTCTCCATTACAAAATGTACATCTATTATACTGGTAAAACGTCAAACTGTCAAATGGAAGATATGATTCCTGTGAAGGCAGCTTTGAGCAATTCGTTGACCAAGGGGGCACGACCAAAGGCAAATCCAAGAGCCATGCCTGCACCTAATAGCATCCAACGCCATTTCTCAAGGGTCTTGATTCTACGTTCCAATGAACTGTCAGGACCTGTCATGTTCGACAGCGTGGTTCGAAGCATTGCAAGTTCATCTACAATAGCACGCTGCGTGCTGGCAATTTCATTCGTCAAGTGTGCATGCATATTTTCCATTCTATCGTGCATGTTATCCATTTGGCGTTGATGCTCCCTATCCATCTTTTCGATCTTAGAGTCGGTGTCTTTGTTGTCTTTTTCTATTTGTTCTAAACGTTCGTCGTGGACTGCCATTATTTTGACCATGTCACTAGATACGTCGCTTAGTTTTTCGATGTTGGCAGCCATTCTAGCAATCATTTCCTTGCTTGTTAAAATCTCTTGTTGCATCACTGCAACTGCTACTTCTACGTCGCGGGTCATTTTTGTGTCGAAACTACCGCCGCGTTGAAATCTTTCCAGAACCTCTGCCAATCTTCGACTTGCTTGATGCAGTTCCAATGATTCTTGTTGTTCTCATTGGCAATCAGCAACATGTCTTGCAACGTGTAATTGACGATAGGTGCAGGAGTTACTTGGTTGTCGGTTGAAGGGACTTGAGGTTTTGTTGATTCAGTTCCAGTGGAGGCACCGGCTTGGCCATCATTTCCGTCGACGGGCTTGGTAGTTGGGCTGACGTTACTGGTGCCTGTGGAATCGTTGAACAACTGCACAGCACTATCAGGAAGCTTAATGGTAGCAAGTATCTTTTCATTTCTAATCCTTTCGGCAGTAGCCTTGGCAAGTAATGTTTGAGCATGTTGCTCATTTGCCAATGACTGTTCATATTTTCGTGTAATGGCTGCGCTGGCATTTGCCAGTTGTTCGTCTTTATCTTTGATGGTTGCTAGTTCCAGAGTCAGTTCACCATTTTCTTTTTTCAGATGATCTATCTCCAGACGCATGGATTCGATCCAAATCGCAAATGCGATGATGGCGATTCCAACTGCAATCAGTTTCCAATTACCTAGTAGTAATGCCCACATAGTAACCTTTATTTGTTGTAGTAAGGAACAATCGGAGAAGGTTCTCCAGGAGACTTTCGGCGAAAGGGTTTCTTTTTCAACAGAGGCTTACGTCCTGCATCACCCCTAAACCCTGCAATCTTACCACTTCCTGCATTGTTCGCAATGTTCTCAATAGATCCGGCATCACCACTGACTGCGGGAGCTCCTGATGGAGAAGCCGCTCCATCTTCGGTTAAATGATTTGCAATGGCCTTGAATAGTTCAAAGCTTTTGTGTTCTTTGAAGTACAAAAGAATTTCATTCTTTTCTGTTTCCAAGTCTCGTTCTACTTGAACCATTTCCATCAGAGTCTTGGAATCAGGAAATTCTTTATTGTGAAACTCTTTGATTAACCACAACGCTGCCGCATAGTTAGTCAGATTTCTGTTCACATAAGGAATCTTTTGTAGAATCCTTTTTAACTTGAACACAAGTCTATCCAACATTGTGTAGGCGGCTTTCTCCTGACCCGTCTTTAGTTCATCGGAAGATTTTAATGGATTTCCATCTTTATCTATGATGCCAAGCTTGTACGCTTTGGTCGAAGTCCAAGGAGTGACCAAAAGCGCAATGAACCTTGCTGTGATCGCGGCATCGATGCCGTTGATTACGGGCATTAAACCTTCCTCAATACTGTTACGATTTCTAAGTCTAGTGGTATGTCGTCAATCGTGTGATTCTTACCTGGTTCACCAATAACCTCTGTCGGCAGATAGTTCAGAAAGACCATGAATGTTTTCAGTGGAGACCAAAAATCCTGTTCGATCTTAAAGAACAGCATGTGTGTTGCGGCCTCTACACCGAATACATTACAAAGAACGATCAGATGATTCAGAATCAGACGTTCTTTTAATTCTCCGTTTTGCTTATAACGTGAGAACAAACGTTTGAGGTACTTGAATCTATCCAGGTCTTCCTGAAATTCCTCGATACCCTTACAATGCGGATTGCTGTAATTACGCATCGCATATTGAACAAAATTATTTTCAGTCAAGATGATACTCTCCATTGCAAATCACTATTACAAATTCAGACCTTGAACGAATCCTTGTACTAACATGATCTGTGGTGAAACGGAATTTAGTGCTGTCACAACCCCATACAACATATCAATAGCTCCCGGAGTCGTTGAAAGCGTAGGCGTTGGTACTGTAGATGAAAACACTATGGTGCCATCAAAAGTTGCCGTATGATTACCTGTGTTGTGTTGTTGGATCAAAATAGTTATTGGTCCAAAATAGGCATCGCTAATTCCAAGTCTACCACCATCGACTACCAAGTGGAACCAAGCACCTATACTTCCTCTAACGTCCGTACTCCAACCACCTGCACCATCAACATTTACATTTACAAAATCAGTTGGTAAATAAACAGCTCCTGTTGCACCCGTTGCACCGGGAGCACCACCGTTTCCAGCAATTCCACCTTGTGCAAAAGACAAAAGTACGGCATCGCCATCAGACAGGCTCGGTGCTGTACCTTGTACATATGAAACAAACAATGCAGCGTGATTTGAACCAACACCACCACCGGTCAATTGATAGACAACATAATTCTGTGGATTCGAAAGACTAGTTTCTCGAATGTATACTGTGACGTTATTGCTCGCATAGAACAGCATTTGATTGATGATTGGTGAAATGTCATTTCCAAAAGCATCATTCAAGCTTGGATAAAGAGTATTAACGACACCATCCGTTCTCAGATGACCACCATAAGTTCCGTCGCCGTTGTCAGGTTCAGACGTATTCGAACTAAAATTGAACTCGTATGTTAGAGCATCACCAATCAACTGGGTAATACCTGTAGGACCCGTTGGACCTGTAGGACCCGTTGGAGCACCCGGATCACCCTTGTCGCCGATTTGAACAAAAGACAACGTGACAAATTCTTGATCGGTAAGTGTACCACCACTTGCATACACATTCGAAAACGTAATATTCACGTTGTTGCCACCATCGGCAATAATTGTAGCCTGACCGGTGACGAAAATATTAGGAACTAATTTACTTACGACTTTAAATGCAGCCTTGTAGGGCCCTGGATTAACAGCCGACAAAAGATTCACAATTTCTGTGCTTATATAGGCACCATTCACATCTTGACGACTTACTGTCAACAACGTGGCACTAGGCAAATTGTTATTGTCAACGTCAAATTGAACGTAACCTTGTCCAGGATAATGAAAGTCGGTGTTGATTGCGCTGCTGTATTGCATGTCATATGACAACACAGGAGTCGTTGCAGGAGCTCCGGTAGGTCCAGTAGAACCAGTAGAACCAGGTCCAGTCGCACCTGTTGCCCCGTCTATACCTCTTAACAGTTCGGATTGGTGTAGGTTAAATCCTACATTGTACATTCTTGCAACATCCTGGGCCGAAAGTTCTTTATCGTAAACCCGAACATCGTCAATCGTGCCGAGGAAGAAGTCAGTCCAAACATTGTTATCGTTAACAGCACCAATGCCGAATGGAGAAGTTGTTTGACCCAATCCAGAAACTGGTTCAAAAAATTGTGAAGAAGCCAGCAATCCATTGATGTAGATGCTTGCAATTCCAGAATTTTCGTTGTATGTTCCGACAATATGGACCCACTGATTTAGGGTGTCTCCTGCCGGAAGACCTGAATCAAGAACCAAATCGACGCCGAAAACTTGAGTTCTAATTCTGAAACTGATATTGGCAGTGTCTTCATTGAACATTTCTAAAACATAACCACCGGGTGTGGTTCCATCATACCATTTGCCGGCAACTGCCATTCTACCTTCTTCTGGAATTCCTGTACAGAAAACCCAGGCCGATATCGTAACGGATGTGCAACGAAGATCAGAGGAGTCTGGAATTTCTAGATAGGATGTGCCATCGAAACCCGCCGCCTGACTTATTTGTCCGAGCGCCGGACTTACATTACCATGAATGATACCATCATGATGATTATTCGTCGAATCGGCATAGACATAATGACCTTGTGCAAACACATTGGTGTTTGTGTCCAGTGTCCAATATCCGATCAAATCAGGAATATTGAACGCACTGAATCCGGTTGATCCACCACCGGGCTCGCCGGCGACGGATATTGATGTATTACCGGCGACCCATACTGATGCCAAACTCACGTCGGTTGAACGAGACAGTCCTGGAGTACGCCACAACGATAATGTGTTTCCAGAAATATCCGAGATTCGGAAATACTGACTTACGAATCCATCAGTGACATAGACGACTTCACCAATTACAAATCCAGATGAATCGACGACGTTGGCAGTGACGATGTTGCCGACAGAGGGCTGACCAAAATCGGCAGTTGTTGTTGTGCGTGAAGAAACACCAGTTGCTCCGGCGACACCTGTAGGACCTGTCGAGCCAGTATTCCCTGAACCAGTGCCGACACCGGCAACTGGAGACGCAGTTTGTCCGAACAAACTCGCGACTGAGACCTTACGACTTGAGGAACCTTGAACAAGGTAAAGGAGGTCATCCGCAGCAATAGTGGCTGCGGTACCTAACTCGGTGAGTTTTTGTTCTGCCATGCCTACCTCTCAAAAAGGCGGCCTACGGTATAACCCGTAGGCCGTAACCTTTTATATCATTACGCAGTCAGAGTGTTGATTGCAACTAGCGTTTCACCCTTAACAACACCGACCTTGTCGGACATTGTTACAGTTGCCGTTGCTGATCCAGAACCACCCGTACCGGCTGTTACGAAAGAAATTGTCGGTGCACCAGTATATCCAGAACCAGGATTTGTCAATGTCAAAGAACTGACAGAACCACTAATGGATGATACACCAGTTGCGCCTGTTCCACCTGTACCGACTGGCGTAAACGTTACTGTAGGAGCCGCTGTGTAACCGTCACCACCTGCGCTGATTGATACGGATTGAACAGTTCCTGAAATTACTGACGTTGCAACCGCACCAGTTCCACCTGTACCGACTGCCGTGAATGCGATTGTTGGAGCTGCGGTATAACCATTACCGTGTGCCGTGACTGTTACGGAAACAACTGCACCTGTTGCCAGGACGGCTGTTCCTGCTGCACCTGCACCACCAGTACCGACAGAGGTAAATGCGACTGTCGGAGCCGCCGTATAACCAGAACCACCTGCGGATACTGAAACAGATTGAACACCGTTAGAAAGAACGACAGTACCTGCTGCACCAGAACCACCTGTTCCGACAGACGTGAACGTCACTGTAGGAGCCGCTGTGTATCCGATACCACCTGTACCGACGCTAACAGAACCGACACCGGTCGTAACTGTTGCCGTTGCTGCCGCTGTGGATGCCGATCCGACTGTCGAGAATGCAACAGTTGGAGCAGCCGTGAATCCGGAGCCACCTGTGGTCAGTGTGATGGATGCAACATAGCCTGTCATCACACGACGAATTTCCCAACCAGACAATGCATACGGATCAGAGGTAGACTTTTGTCCACCAGTGACACCAACGATGTTTGCCGGATCATCTTCGCCACCTGTTACTGCCCATGCCGGTTTCGACATATTAGCAACAGCAACTGCCGATCCAGAACCACCAGTTCCGACAGGGGTGATAACGACATCAGGAGCCGCCGTGTAACCTGTGCCTGCGCTTGTTAGTAGAATAGAATTTAGAGAACCATCAGAGTTCAGGACTGCCGTTGCGGCCGCACCTGTACCACCAGTTCCCACTGGGTTGAAGGAAATGGCTGGTGCTGCGGTGTAACCAACACCCGCAGTAGTCACCACAACATCCTTAACACCTGTAATTACGTTGCCCCAAAGTGCCATTTTGATTCTCCTTTTAAGACTTCTTGTTATTTATGCTTTTGGAAAGACTAGATTAAGAATCTGCTGCACCCGTTTGTTGATCTTGATTTGGGTTGTCTTCCTCAGGCTTGATTTCATCCTTAGGATATGCACCACCCTTACCAGACATTGTGTCAGCTTGAACTGCCGGTGTCGCAGGGTTAATCTTTGCCCAGTATGCATCGCGTGCAGCATTAGGACCCGTGAAAGTCATTGTTTCTCCGTTTGAGTCTTTCCATTCTTCGTGATCAACCACTACTTTGACTGGAGCAAACATGTCGCCCATACGAACGATCTTGACGGTCTTACCACCCATTTGATAGGCACCGACTACGTAACCTGGAGTGCTGTCAAATTCCGAAGAAGGAGCAACCCATGATCCAGGGACCGGTGCTGTGGAAGAATAAACACCTACATCTTCCTTAACGGTCTTTTTGACCGTTGCACAACCACCCTTAGCTTCAACACGCTTTTGGATTTCTTTTACAGATTCCTTTTTCTTGGCTTCATCCAAACGTGCTTTGAAGAATTGCTTGTAGGCAATCATACGATCTTCTTCAATTACTGGCTTAGACATTTCTACTCCTTCGTTTTCACCATATTTGTCATTCTCGTTCTTCCAATCAATTTCAACCTTGTTGCCAGGATGCTGCATTCCAGATTGACCTTGAGGGTTGCGAATGTAGACCTTAGGTTGCATTTCCCTTGCCGCCATTTGATGTGCGACTTGAATAGCCGAGTTCTTGAACATCGTTGTATGATGAACTTGTCCATCATGCTCAACTGTGTACAGGCTTCCCCAGGCTTCGTTCAGAACTTCGGATGCGTCGATGTAGTCGGACATATCCATGTTTAGAGCCTTAGTGAAAGGTGTGACTTTGACTTTCTTGATATGGTATAGATCACCAGACATTTCACCGGCATCTACCTTTGCATCACGCAAATCCTTTGCCAGAGCATGTGCCGACTTCTTGGAGTTTGCAACAGTCCAGGCCTTGACACGCTTGCCTGCCATCAGACCTGTCTTGTAATGCTTTTCATAGGACACTAGATGGTCGTCTTTACCTTCTTCTAATTCTACGGATTCCATTGGAACTGCGGCATTCCTGTGAAGATTGTGCATGTCAGGAGAAAACCCTTGTCCCTTTAGATAGACATTGATTGCATCCTCGTCCTTTTCATGATTCTCGACACTGGCTTCGTGATTTGTAGAAAACGTCTTGTGGTCACGAAAGACGATATCATAGTTATCGCCATGCATGTGGTTGTGCCATACTTCGGCACGTTCGTTGCCTTTACGATAGACCTGACGTAGTTCTGGAGAAGGTAGAAGTTCATGAGGGATTTCGGCATCATAGGATTCTACAAGCTTTGCGACGTGCCCTTGAACACGACGAATGTCTGACCAAGGATAGTGAACGCGAACAGGACCAATATCGGCAATGTAACGAGGGGAACCAGGTTCACCACTCTTGACTGTAGTAGGAGCCGTACGAATGACCATCTTCTCGCCCTTGTGAACGGCGATCAGGGCATTTTGTCCTTTGTGCTTGCCTAGAGTCCAAGACATTTTTGAAGCGGCTTCTAGTAAAGGATCGACTTCTGTCGATGCTTCAACCCATTCAGGCTTAGAGACAGGCACATTGCATGCCTTGAAAAACTTTTCGTGGCTAAAATTAGGGTTCATCTTTGCAAAAGATTTTGCATGCATGAATGCCATTTCACGACGCTTGCCTTCATCCGGAATGTTCTTCAATGTGTCGGCAACCATTTGGAAATGTTTCCTGGAAACACTTTCGGCTAATTGTTCATGCAGAGATTTTCCTGCAGCGGCTGCCTTTTGAAATTTGTTCTTGCCATACTTTTCGCGACCGATTGCGGCTGCGACTGCACCTGGATTCGTGATGCCCTTTCTGTGGGCAAGCTTGTTCTTTAGCTTTGCAAATCCAATGTGCTTTTCATCCAATGAACCTTCGGTGATGGTGTAAACAATGCCATCTTCATCCGTTGTGCTGAACAGTTCATCCTCGATCAATTGGCATGCATCGGCAAAATCCTGATCCAGTTCTTCGGCATTGACTTTACCATGCTTTTTGTTATAGATCGACCATGCCGTTGCAAAGGCCTTTTCATGTTGACCTGGATATTGCTTCTTGAGTTTCATGACCAGGTCTTCCATTCCAGGAGGAGCCTTTTCTTGAAGATCATCGGCAACTTCGGTAGTGGCTTGGATTGCAGGTTCACCTACAACAAAGTCACGGAACGATTTGATTGTTTTCATTGGTTTGTTCTCCATTTCTTCTGTAGCATAACCCATACGACGAGCCCATTCTTTACCTTCTATGCCGCCGTATTTGTGTAGATGTTGCATTAAGTGAGTACGCATTGGGCGTCCTTCACCTTTTGCAAAATCTAGCAATGCAGCCGGGTTCGAAAGAACCATCACTGCTGCCTTTGTAAGACGTTTTTGATTCTTTGTGTCACCTGACATGCGATATTGATCCGAGGACTGTAAGATTTTGTGTGCGGCACGAACCAGACCTTCAACCAGAATTTCGTCACTGTCGTCGGTCTCTTCCTTCTTCATCGGGGAAAGATGACGAACAACCCTAAGAGCCGCATCCAAAGAAAATCCTGTGTCGCGAAGCTTCTTGGCAAATGCCTGGCGATTGTCTAATTCTGGCTGTTGTAACGATCTGGCAAATGCCGATGCCTTGACCGGATGCACACCAAATTTGAACAGAGCCATGCGAACCATGTTACGGGTTAAGGAACCGTATTCAAGCAAAACTTCCATTTCCTCTACAATGCAGTCTTCGTCGGATATGTTGGCTGCTTCTTTCCACGGATTCGTGTGCTGATGCTTCAACAGATCAGGTTGATCCTTTTTCATGTCGTCCCAATTGCTCGCGAGCAATTGGTTGAACGAACGATGACCTAAATGCTTTCTGGTTGCAATGTTCAAATGCTTCTGCAACGTTCCTGCATCATGTAATTTTGGATACTTAAGTGCTAAATGTTCATATGGTTCGGAGTCCGGAAATGAATCACCCATTGCACCCAAAATATGCTGTGCCATCTTACCATAATTAACTGTAGGCTTGTGTGGCTTGTCTTGAGCCAGTCTTGCGCGAATGGCTCCAGACAAGATTTTGTCTTGAGTCATTCTTTCGCGATTGGCGGCTGCCTTTTCCTTAGCCATACGATTCAGGTAATAATCTTCATCCAACATTTGTTCTTCGGATTCAACTTCCTCGAATCCTTTGATGGATGCTACCGCTTGAGGAGCATTTGGTTGGGCCAGTTTCTTGTACTTGTTTGCCTGACCTGCGTGACGCAATGCCGAATCAAGATCACCTTTATCGGCATCCTTGGCAACTTGATTCATCTTGGCATAACCCTTGTTCATCAGTCTGGTTGACATTGTGGGATCAACCTTACGAATCATTGTACGCACCTTGTGCAGCAACGATCCTTCCATGACGTTTGCACCCTGAACGGCAGGTGCATTCAACAAGTCTGTTTCATGCTCTTTCTTAGGAAGAGTCTTGGTCTTCTTAGCTTCATCCATCATAACATCCTTTAAGAATCTTTTTTCGATGTTGCCGTTATTTGTGACGATGGTAATATAGTTGTCACCACGAAACTCTATTGGGCAAATTTCACCAGTCGTTAGGTCTTCAACCAAATCACCCTTGTTGAAAATCTCGCCGGCGATGTAGGCCAGTCTGTCGGCCTCTTCGGACATACCCATTCCGTGTCTTACATCCGAATAAATTTCATGAGCATGTTCGGTACTGCAACTTCCAGGAAGTCCGTGACAAAATTCTTTGTAATTACCTGAACTTGCATAACCTCTCATTTTTGTTGCCGAAATACCTTTTGTTCCTTCAGATGCTTTTTCACGTTCTCCGGCCGAAACAACCTTGATACTCTTGAAATGGTAACCACGACCTTTGTCGTCAAAATGACCATTGTACTTTTCAAGTTCATGTTTATAGTGAGCGGCGCGATCTTCACCTGCAACCATAACAAGGTGTTTGTAACCTTGCTTGTGCAGAGCCGCCGCATGATGCATAAAGTCCGGTATTTCTTTTGAAGCCAACTTCACATTTGTTTTCGGAAACAGCTTTTTGAAATGTGAAATCTTTTGTTCACCTGTCAATGGATTCTTTTTAGAATCTTGTGAATGTGACAGGACGACAAGGTGATCGGCCTTGTGTTCCTTTGCGAGAGAATGGACCTTCTCGACTAATTTTTCATGCCCTTTGGTAGGAGGATTCATCCTACCAAAAGAAAACACGATTGTCTTTTCGGACATTATTTCGTTCTTTCCTTTGCCAAATTAGCCTGAGAGAACACATGTCGGTTTACCAATTTAATCATGTGTCCTTGATGTTCAGAAACATATCCCTCAGGTTTAGTGGTTCTTCCTTCAATTGTGTGTTGATACATGTGGTGCGAATCCAGTGCGTGAATCAATTGTTGCTTGGCATGTTGTAGATGTTCGTGAGCCTTGAATATGTGTTCCAGACCTTCATGATGCAAATGGATGTGCTGCAAAATTTCATTAGATTTTGCAATATGCTTGTCCTGATTTTGTGGTTTCAACGATTGGGTGTGAGCCATTAACTTCTTTGCCACAAAATCATGAAATCCTTTAGCATGCATTGTTTGACGATTTTTAATGCTATCATTGATGTAATTTTTCAATGATTCGCCATGATTTTTTATTACATCTTTTGTTCCAGAACCAACCTTAGAAAAATGATGGGCGGCCTTTTGAATATGTTGTTCGTATTTTTCTCTACCCTCAGGGGAGTAATGAACCTTATTTGATTCAACTCCCGGATTGATTGTGTGAACATCTGAATGTTTGGATTCTAATCTGCCTGGTGCAGCCTTTGCCGTAGAAAGATCCTTTCCTTCATATTTTGTATGAACTACAATTCCTAATTTAGACTTCGCAATCTTCTTGCCTTCTTCACTATCCTTGTGTGCGGAATAACGAATCAGATTAGGTTTGAAATGAAAATGTTTGTCATCCTTTTCAAGGTCATGATGCGTATACATCAAATCACCTTGATAGACACCTTTATCTGATCCTACAGCCTTAGGTAAATGTTTTAAGGCAGTGTGAAGTTTTTGTTTGAGACCGGACGACAAATGATTGCGTTCGATGTCTTGGTGCGTGTAATTCAATTTTGGATGTTTGTTGAATGCACCTTTAGTTGCAACAAAAAACTTTCCTGTTTCAGGATGGTGGCCAAACACCACCGAAGGTGAACCATCATACTTCGTCGAAATATTTGCAGGGGTTTTGGTGTTGCCGGAAAGAGTGCTATGAACTGTGTCAAGATGACCAACAGCCTTCAAAAATCCACCGTGAGGATGTGAAATCATTTCATCTTCTGGATGTTCCAGATGAAGTAGCTTCCCCTCTTTGGATTCGTTCAACAATTCCATTCCAACCCCTTGTGTGGGGCCGGAGTCTTCCTACTCGGAAGTCCTTCTCACTTGCCCCATCTAATGTAAGTAACTTGCTCTTGCGCCGGCTGATATGCAACCGGACAATTCTTTTCTAAGGGCTTCGTTCTGTGCCGCGCCCTCAGTCATAATCTTTTGAATCAGTTCCTGATCGTTCTTACTCAAAATAACAACGTCATTTGTGTAAGTATCCAGTGACACAGGTCTAACAAATTCCCAACCCACGATGGCGAGAAACCCCACCAGAACCGTGTATCCGAAGATAGCTAGAAACTTTTTCATCTGATATTTATCAAATCTGTAAACCCATCTTATCCGAGCGACGGGTGTAACCGTTCTTACTTCTCAGATAGACACTTCGGGCTTTTAGATCCTTGAATGTTACAACTTCCCATTCGCCCACTCCATCCCGATTCAATTTGAAACGGACATAGATAGGGAACGTCTTGATTGCATCTTTGAAGATATCGGTCAAATCATACTTCGACTTGGATGCATCCTGAACGGCCTTTTCGGCTTCGTACATGATTTCATTCAGAGTCGGACGTTGCTTTCTGGCAGGAACGAATTTCTCTTTCAGATATGGACTCGATTTGATGAACGGAAGAAACGCATCCAAATTGTAATTCATGCCGTCTCCATAGTTCGAAGAGGCCTTTTCCATTTCCTCTACCATTCGTCCATTGACGTTTGGATGACCTAGAACGAGCAAGGCTTTCAAAGGACCCGAAAGAATAGTTCCTTCGGCCAGAGCCTCAATGACGGCAAACTCCTTCTTGTCTTTCCACTTGCGATAGAGATTAGGTTGTTTCTTTAAAAGATTTATGATTTCGGGTGGCTTGACTGTGTTGGTCGTCGTTCCACTCTTTGCCGAAATGATGTAATTATAGTCGCCATCCTTTAGTTCATAATCCATCAGAGGTTCATTAGGACGAACAGGAACTCTAATCTTTGTTTGGGACGAAAGCCTAATTCCGTGATCTTCAAGAAGCTTGAAATTGAATAGAGCCAAAGGTCCGATTACTTCACCGAAATCTTTGTTGATATTGGCTACAGGCAAGTCACCCTTGAATGCCTTTTTAACCTTGGCTTCGTTCGATGCCGATTTTGTGTGTCCGTAGTATTCGACCAAAGTATAAAGATATGCCTTTGTGTGGGCATTAAGGTCTTTGCGTTCCTCGATGGAATTCAGAATCACCTTCTGATAATTATCTGGAGAATAAAGCATGTCACTGACATTGAAGGCCTGAGGTTTCAAACTTGATTCACCTGAATGCTTTACTCCAGGTTTAACCATTGTGTCAAACGGGATTCGAATAGTCTGTTTATTCCAAACAACTTTTGCCTTAGGTTCGTAAGACTTCGTTTGTAAGAACATAATGGTGGAATGGGCAGGTAACCTTTTTCCAGTTACCTGCCCATTCAGATCAAATATTGGCGCGTCGCTTTTGGTAGTGGTCTCTATGTCCCCTTTACCAACAAAATATTTTTGCCAAGCTTCACGCCCACTCGTAGACAAAGTTTACTTCCTTCCAAATCTAGACACCCAAACGTTTTGAGAAGATGCCACATACTTAGACAGACCACGACGCTCCAAACGTAGGAACGTGTTGAAGTGCAGGTCTTTCCAAGCTTGGTGAAGTTTGTGAACCATGCTCTCAACATCACCAGGGTGTGCCGTCATATCTTCTGGCAACCAAGGAATTTCCTTTGAGCCAACGACGACTGTAGAAACGTCAACTGCATCGGCCGAAACAATGTTGAACGTTTCGGAGTAGGATACCTGCATTGCAATATCCATCTTGTGCAGCAAATGACGAAACTCCTCGTGTTCCATCCAGTCATGTTCAACCAATTGATGCCCTTGTTCCATGACATTAGGATCGCCAAAGATGCCTCTCAGATTGTGAAGCATAGGTGAAGCCTGACCTTCGATTCGAGTCGAATTGATATGGAAGCGAAGTTCACCACCCATTGCCTTTGCAAAAGACAATGCTGCCAGAGCCTGATTCACTGTGTTCTTGTAAGGACGAATTGCTCCAAAAACACCAATATGAATTTGCTCCGTTTCATTGAAACGACGATAAGGATGAAGCTTCGTCTTGAAATCGTGTAGAGGATAGAAATTCGGCAGGTATGTTACTAGATCATCGTCTAGACCGGCTGCCTTTGCCAGATGAACCATGTCGCGATGGGATTCAGGCGAATTGGTTGCGACTTCAATGCCGCGAGCCAAATATGCCAGAGTCCATTTGAATGCCGAACCTTCTTGTCCGAGAAACTCAGACTTCGAATGGTCACGAACAATCCACTTTACTTTAGGATGAAGAGGTCTCAGAATGTCAAACTTTTCAGGGACAACCCAAAATGCTTCGATGATTACGTGGGTTGGTTTGAATTTCGTCACTTCCCTATCAATACAATTGTTGTCAATGACGTCCACCATCTTGGCTTCAATATCATTGTCATTCAACATATCTACAACAAAGCGCACCGAATTATACAGGCCAGAAGAAAGGTGTCCACCGTTGTCACTGTAGTTCCAGCAGCCATAGGCTCCGAAACCACGATGCTTAAGAATGAACAGGATGCGTGGTTTGTGGTGCATTGATTTTCCTTAGTTTGTGTTGTAATTCTACTTTGTATTTAGCTAAGGAGGAACTTCTTTGTAATCGACAGACGAAAAAAATCCCGCCTAAGCGGGATTCCTTTACTCTTTCCAGAGTCGGTAATTCGAAAGAATCTTTTTCTTTTCTTCCGACAAAGGTTCTGTTGTGATGGAAGAATGACCGATGTTATGGTCAGGCTCAAAGAATGTGTGATGCTCGATTCCATGAACCGAAAGCCATGACGAGATTTTTAGAATGTCGGATTCGTCTTTTGCTTCTAGCAAAATCAAATTCGACCCCTACCCAGGTTTGTAAAATTCGGCACCGGCTTCGTGTGCCGAATGACAAGCCTGAACTATTTGAACTGCTAATGGCAAATCTCTACGAATAAACGTGTATGTATACAGCATGTGTCTCTCCTTTGTAATAGAATTGTAATCTTGTTCAATTCCAAAAGGAGGACTTTTGTTTCGAACCTATTGCATGATGCTTCCTTGTTTGGTACGCCCGAAGGGACTTAAACCCTCTTGGTCAGTTTTAGAGACTGATGCATTGTCTTTATGCTACGGGCGTGTTGTTGGTGCCCCACATTAGAATCGAACTAATGACCTCTATCTTACCAAGATAGCATTCTACCACTGAACTAGAAGGGCTATAGTAGTATGTATGCCGTCAACCATCCTATCGTCGAGAACATCCAACCCCATCTGGCATCCGAAGTCAGAGCACCTTGTCCTTTAAAGAAGGACCAGGCTGCCAAAAGCAACAGGACTATTTCAATAACGAGGGTCATTAACTGAACATTCCAGACGAACGATTCCCTGATTTTGGTTGATATGTTTTCACGTCATAGCGTGGAACCATGACGGTCTTCAACATGATTTTCTCAGGCGTCAGATTATCCAAATCGAATGCCAGAACCGAAGTCAAGATTGCCGGTGAGAACCCTGAAATCAGAGCAACTCCGGCTTCGTTGAAACGAGCCGGAACGTTATCGTATGAAAAAATATTCCAGAATACAACTGCCGGCATTTTGTAGCCTGCTTCGGCATACAGTCTTTTCATCATGACCAAAGCGGTAACAGACGGCCCTTGTACACAATCGTCGAATTGCATGTCGGACATGATTAAGATTGCCGTAGGCATGTCCGACTCCGGAACCTTATTGACTTGGGCATGATTGAGGATCAGATGAAACACGGCCTCAATGTTCGTGTTCATTTCCCATTTCGAACTGGACATTTGGGTTAACTTGTCGAGGATCGATCCACGCAGACGCAAGAGTTCAGGTGTTCCTGAGAACGTCACCATTGTGTCCTTGAAATCACCTGTGTTCTTGTCGGCACAATACAGACCCAAAGACACTGCCACGTCGAGAGCCGTAATTGACTTATTGATCCTGATTGTCATTGAACCTGAAACGTCAACGACCGGCAGGAACTTTGCGTCCTTGATGTAGTTCGGCAGAGCCTTCCACTGAGCCTCTACGACTTGAAGTTCAGGTGCTCCGTACGAGGTGAATGTCCCTTTGATTACGTCATAAGGATAGACGGCCCCAACATTGATCTTCCCAGTTCCTTCAAGAAGCCCGAGCGCATATTCGGTATAGGCCTTTTCGGCATTACGGGCAAAAGCTTTCTTGTAACGTGCGGCTGCCAGCGAAGGGACCTTTCCAAACTCAATCGTGTCCCATTGTTTTGCACACATCGGTGTTTCTACAACGTTTGTCAACTCCACAAGAATCTTGCGATATTGCTTCGGTGTCAGACCCATGAAATTGCGCAACCCAATCGCGATCGGACCCTTACGTGGCATCCACTTTGCACACAAACCATTGCGTGCAACCAGAGCCTTCTTGATTAGGTCATACGACAGACGCTTCAATTCTAGATCATTGAAGGCGAACAGATCATCCCAACGACCAATTTCAGGGATCATTGGAACCATTGCCTTTGCAATGTTTTTGTGGGTTGTTTCAAGGTATTGCAAAATGTCACGAAAGATTTTGCGTTCACCTGCTCCACCACGCACGTCACGTGCCCAGGCAGCGATGCGAACAGCAAGTTCAGGATCTTCCCCGAATGCCGCCGCAAACGCAGGGCGAGGATCTTGTCCGCGCATGGCACCGATCTTGAAAAACAAATCGACGTTCTTGTCTAAGGTGCTGACGAAAGCCGGCATGGCATTCTCGGTTACCGTCATTTCGGATCCGATTGCATTCACAAAAACATTGGATGATTTGTTTACCATGATTTCACCTCACAAGATTTAACAGGCTCGTATTCGATTTACAAGGTCGAGTGATTGCTGTAACGAGCCTCAATATAAACAGGATGGTTGTGTCTGTTTTTATTTGCGTGAGACAAACAACTCACGTCGATGACCTCTGTTGCTAGTCACCCTTCGTCTATGATAAGATTGCTGCACCCATCCTTACGTAAAGGACTATTATACTAACATCTACCTCTTCTGTCAATCGGTTAATCTTTCAATGATGTAACCGTTGTCATAAGACTGACGATACAGAACGTCATTCACACCGCCGTCATTTTTACCTGTCTTTGGATTGATGTAGAAATGCGACGGTAAATTCTCACCGCCCCAAACATGTGATTTGGTTATTTCAACCACATGCTCCTGACCCTCAGGACAGGTTATTTTGAAGCGACCTTTTGTTTGCATTTTTCTTGCACCAAACATTGACGTTCAAACTCCGCTGGATATTTTGCGATCCAACGTTGGCGTCTTTCACATTCGCGTTTGCCATGACGTTCAGGAAGATATTTACTCTTGCCGGCAGCCGTCGAATGATACCAAAACTTTGCAGGTACTTTGAAGGCACCCAGCGATTCATAGATGTAATTGGCTAGTGTATCCTTGCGTTGTGAAGCCTGCATGGCCGCAATCTGCTCCATCACCTGCTCTGGTGTCATCGGAACTTCTTGCTGTTCTACCTCTTCAACAGCACCCGTCACGTTTTCATTCTGATCCATGTTTCACCGTCTCCACTCTAACGATAATGTCTCCATCATAAGAGACAGGATTTTGCTGTGCAACGTAGAACGATTTGTTCAAATTAGGAACGACAACATGACTACCAAACACAACACCTAAAAATTCATCGGCATCTTTTGTTTCATTGAAGCCTTCGATAATCACTCTAGCCATATGTTTCTCCAAAAGTAAAATGGCAGCCGTAACCAGGATTCTGTTCTATACTATGATTCATCTTTGCCCCGACCCGAAGTCTCCCCGAGTAGGATCGACAACTTCTGTTTGGGTTGCTCCACCCTCGTTTCAGTTTGATCGACTTTCGTCTCCTGAATTGCGGGTAAGGTCACTCTGTGGAGTCCTGAGTTTCCTCTGACCTATTCGATCAGCCATAGTTCGCTTGCCATTCATAAAGCACGTAAATCAAATAACACATTCCCAACATGATTACAGTATAACAAATGTACCACCCAAAGTTATTGGTTGGCCGTCTCATTTGTCTCCTTGAATTGGTAGACCGCCAAGGTATTGAACCTTGTTCTGTAGGTTAAGAGCCTATTGCATCACCTTAATGCTTGCGGTCCGATGAAATCAATGCTTGTGGAACTTGAGGTACTAACATCGGATTGTTTGGATCGGGTTCGATCTTCGGGAACCTGTCTCTCAAAAGATCCGATCGAATTTCGTATGTGTCATCCTCGTCAGGGAAATCTGGAATTGGTCCGTCATGTGCTTTCTTACCATCAGGTTTCTTCTTTGAGAAGATTACACGTCCACCTTTAAGCTTTCGAGCCTTTGCCGCATTCAATTGTTCTTCCATGTTCTTGGAATATGGAATCAGATACAATCTGGAATGAGCACCTTCGTTGACCCAAACCTCGAACGAATTCTTTTTACCGTCTTTGGCGATCAACCGTGAATCCAGATATTCAAAGGTCTCTGGTAACTGGTGTGGATATGAAATTCCAATCGACCCTAAGAAGATATTGAATGAAAAGAACGCGACAATGAATGCCAAAGGAATTGCCGCAAACTTCAAACCATATCGATCAGGTGTCTTGATGTAGACATAGGCCGTGAAAGCCGTCAAACCAACGATCCAAAGAATGAACGGGAGAAGCAACCAAAGTAATTGAAGTAGTTGCATCATCTGTCTCCCGGACCCATCATTTGAGGAGCCACACCTTCACCGGACTTGATTCCTTCTTTACGAATGTAATCATGAATAAAATCATCGACTGCATCCTTTTCGATGGTGACGTCACCATTCGAATCGACGTTGAATACGATTGCCGTGTTAACCTCGTCTTCCTGCGTCACAGTGATTTCGGCTTGTTGAATATCGACCACTACAGGATTCAATCTGGTCAATGTGACTTTGATCTTGTACGGTAAAGGAGTCGGTGTTTGAATTCCATTCCAATCTGTACGAACCTTGTACATGTGGGTCGCGACAGAATATCTTCCCGAAACCACTGCCCGAATCGTGATGATTTCTTTTCGTTCGGCAAACAGGGCTCTTGTGCCATCTTCTTTCACATATGAATCGGTGATCGATCCCTGATCGTCACGTTCCAATGTCGCATAGCCAGCATCCTTTTGCTTGAAGCAAACTACTCGGTCATCAGGCAGACGCATCCATAGATCAATGTCATCGTATGAATTGTCAGGCCAGGTCAGAGTAATGATGTACTCTGCCTTTAGCTTTACGGACTTGGCTTCGTTTTGCTGTGGATGAACCTGTGCATATGCGAGAATGAACAGGAACATCGCTCCCATGAACATGTTAAACAACATGTCCCAAATCAGAATCGTCGATGAAAACTTCCCGTATCTATTCCGCATAGCCAATCTCGTTTTCTAGGTTAACGAGTTGGGTTCTCAACAGATAGCAACAAACCAATCCGACTAAGGTCGTCACACATGATGTTGAAAGTCCTAAAGCCGAATTCATCAGAAACTCCGGAGACACAACCCCGCTCGACAAAGTTCCTGATGCGCCATGCAACATGTACATGAATCCAACGATAGTTCCGGCCATGCCTGAAACCATCATCAATTCCGAAACAAACCAACTTGCATGTAATGGTGCCTTGAAATACGAAACGTCATTCGATTCTCGGGACTTCGCCGACAACCAACCTACATACAATGACCAACCAAAATAACCTGCCATAGTCACAAAACTCAAATGGCTTTTATCAACATCCCACAGCATTTGCATGATGCCCAAGAACCACATCATTGTAACTGCGGCGATACTTCCACAAAACACAAAGAACCATTTGAGGCTAGGCTTTAGCATGCTATCTCCTTAAAAACTGGCACGTCCGGTAGGATTTGAACCCACGATTGTCCCGGGTAGAAGCCGGGTGCATTTGTCCACTCTGCCACGGACGCATTGGAGCCACTGACAGGACTCGAACCTGCATAGACTCCTTAGGACGGAGTTGCACTTCCATTGTGCGACAGTGACAAAATTTGGCACCACTAGTAGGAGTCGAACCCACCTCTCGACGTTCGAAGCGTCGGATCCTTTCCGATGAACGATAGTGGTACTGTTATTTATTCGACTACAAGTCCTTATCCTTTAGAGGGTTCAAAAGGTTCAATGCCCCAAACGTCACCATTTTCCTTAATCTTTCTATCTTCGTATGGGGCCACCTTGCGTCGATAGAATTCCAACTTCGCACATTCGAATGCCTTCACTACATCCGAAAGCGTGTTATAGGATTCACCGTGCTTGGACAAATACATCTTGGCAAGACAGGTCATCAAATAATTCAAATCTCCATTAGAAATCCCACCAGAATTCACTGTCTGCTGCAGGGTATCCAGTATAGTAATGAATCGTTTCTTGTCCTCATGCTTAATATAGGGCATACTCTTTCTCCAGATACTCCTTCATGAATGTGTAACGATCATACTCCTGATGCGTTTCGGCAACAACATCAACGCATGTTTTGCACAATAATGGTTCGACCTTTGAAACAAATGTCGGCGGATTCTTTTTGAACACCGCACCACACATGTTACAAAGATATTTTCCATCAACTCCATGATTGCCGTAAATGTCTTTACGAAGAATTCCGAATGGCAATTTTTGCATGTAATGGTATAAGGATTCGAAGTCCAAGAAGCAATGCGTTGCCAGACCTTGCAACCATCCGGGAATGTGACCTTGTGTAAATGCCGAAACCAAGAACAATGGTTTATTCAACAAGTATGTGAACTGACATTCACCTAAAGTTCCGGCGCCGCGTTGCACACTTTCGTCATAATAGACGATGACGGCATCGGCCTCGTTCCGAATCAATTCCAAATCAGCATGGATGAAATGCTTACGAATAACCGACTTCGAAAGCCAATGCTTGCGAGTGGTCGGAGACGAATCCATGATATCTTTGTAATTCACATGGCCGTGTTTTGCCGAATAAGCCTTGTCCATTGCCGTAATGTCAAGAGGGACGTAACCCATTGCAACCAATTCGCGACTTGCATGGAGTCTCCAACTTTCGCCAAGGTCTTTGGAAAATTGCATGCCCCCCGACAGGTAAATGGCCCCACGATGTTTTCGAGGGGCCATTTTCTCTATGGCTATATCTTCACTCATTTAATCTCCGTATCAAGCAACAGAACTGGATCGAATGCCTTATCGTGATAACCTCTTGCTTTCGTCACCACTACAGTATCACCAACTTCTGTGCGTTTGTGGTCGTGTGTATGACCATGAAACCACACATCGATCTTCTTATCATTGTCAAGAATCAGATTGTCCAATTGCGCCGTTGCATAGGCAAAATCGACATAGTCCATCGTGCCACCACGACGCTGTGGGTTCGCATGATTCATGATTGGTGCATGATGCGTCATGACAATTAACGGCATGTCGGTCGTATGAGCCTGAATTTCCTTTGTCAGAAAATCCTTGGCCACATCGAACAAATCAGCCGTATCATCCGGAATCAGACGACGAAAGACAGGATCAAGTTCTGTGGGATCATTCGTAATCTTGCCGATGTAAAAATAATCATTCATATTGCGTTGAACGACATTCATCACCGTTGAATCACGTTTTTTAAGATCCGTCCACATCACAGTTCCGACGATCTTCACTGTATCGTCAAGCACGATGGTTTCATTTTCTAGAACGGTAAGGTTCTTAATATGAGCCGTCATTTCTTTGAAATTGGTGAACGCATGATCTATCACTTCGTTGTAAAACTCATGGTTCCCAAAAATCAAAACAACGTGCTTGTAGTTTGCACAGATCGTTTCCAAATTATTCATCACTGGGCTTTTTGCCCGACCGATTTCCGGCTTGCCTTCCGCATCAATCCCCACGATGATTTCACGCCGAACAAATGCCTGAACCTCGGCAGTGTCGCCGGCGATCAATAGTGTATCGTTTTTGTGATCTTCGAAGAAAGGAGCATTCTTGTCATGATCGACAAGCTTGCCTGTTTGATCGCGCATTAGAGGATTGATATCCAAATGCAAATCACTTGTGCCATAGATTTTCATTTTATCCTCTCATGAAATAGTAGTAAAGTAGTAAGGATTTCAGTCTACAGAAACCCAAACGAAAACTCTAAGGCCGGAGAAAATTGAGTGCCTACCTCAATCGCGGGGGCCTGTTTCCGCGTCTCCTGAGTTGGTAGTACCGGTCAGAATCAAACTGACATGTTCTCCCGTATGAAGGGAGCGCTTCCATCATTCGGCCACGGTACCCTTGTACAATGGATGCGGGTGTGGGAGTCGAACCCACTATCGTGACCTTATGAGAGTCACATGATACGGCGATCAGTTGCTAAGCAACCTTAGGCCCTTCCGTTTCACTCTCCCGCAATTGACTGGTATCACCTAGAGGATTTGAACCTCTGTGGGCCACTTTCGTAGAGTGGTGCCTAAGTCCGCTCGGCCAAGGTGACATAAAAGTTTGCAGACGACTTAATGATAGCTTTGCACTATCGCCACGACACGATGGCTTCGCCTGCGATGTTCATTGACCCATATGCTAGGATGAGTCTTTAGATTTAGGGCCTAGCACCCACTGATGAACTATTTATGCGATTACAGACCGGCCTTCTTGAGAATGGCCAGCACGTCAGGATCTTCTTCTCCTGCAGGAGTTTCCTCGATCACTTCTGCAACCGACTTCGGATTCTTTGGCTTGCGCTTCGACTTCGAAGCCGCAACCTTCACCTCTTCTTGCACCGTTTCGGCAGCGGCAATGACTTCAACAGGCTTTTCTGTTTCGGTCTTTTCCTTCTTGATAGCCGTCACGGTTGCTTTTGCCTTCTTGGTTGTCGTCGCGACAACAGGCTTGCTTTCTGCCTTGCCATCTAGCAAACGATAACCGACAACATCGCGACCCTTACGAACGGATTCGATGTTCATGCCCTCTGCCTTCAAGTCCTTCAACAGGGCACGCCAATACGCGGCACCGACTGTCGAATGTACTTGCTTCGGCGTCAGCACCTTACCCTTATTGCTTTTGAGATATTCACGCAAAGCATTCTTGCGTTCTTTAGCTACTTGTGGTCTTGCCATATTTACACTCCTTAGATAATGAAATTATTCACTAACCCAAACAGGTTGAAAGAAATGCGACACTACGGTTTCTTTCGATTCTACTGCCGATTCAGTTTCCGTTTTCAAAAACGCCAGAGCCTTGCTCTGATGCCCCTTGCCCATGAACGTTTCTTCCGTTTCACGTTGCGACCCATCGTTGATTTCATTGCGTTTGAAAACGACGAACACTCGCGTACCAAATTCGGTCATTGCTTTCTCCTATTTGACCTGACTAGTATAACAGACTATGCACCGATTGTCAACGCACGACTAAAAGGGATTCGGCGAATCTTAGACACCTTGAACAGATCGCCCGAAAACTCACCCGCGTCAACGCGATGCTCGCGCAATTCTTTCACCGTTTGCTTCGCGCTTGCGTGCGAGTTACAAACAATGTGCGCGTTCTGCACTTTGCCCGTGAACGGGCCTGTAAGAAACGTCTTGGTGTATACGACGAGAACCTTCACTAATCGACTCCTCACGTTTAGGGAAGTATAATTCTAACACGAATCGGAGAATGCTGTCTAATTGTTTTTTCTTATTAAGACTCACGGGTTCATAACTAAAAATTTGCAACAAATGCCTTTAAAATCAAGAACTTAGAATACCTAAAAACTCCAATGAAATCAATGACTTAGTCCTCTGTGAGAAAACTCTTTCCGAGAGCATCCGCAAGCATGGGGTTGTTCGTTTCGAGAACCACATTGGATCCAAAGTACCGATCAAACGTCTTGACTAGATGAACATAATCACCTGAGGTCATTTCCATTTGAATCTTTCTGTCATTCAAACCTGCTTGTTTAGCCAATTGACGGGCCGCAGCCAAAAGACAAAAGGCGTTTCCATCCGGACCATCCAAATCAATGACCAGGGTTTGTTCCAAGGACTTTCGTTTAATCGTCATTGTCAATTTCCTCATAAGTTTCGAAAGGTTTTGTAGTACCAAAAATCTTCATCGATGCAGACTCTTTTAACCAACCCTTGTTATGCACCACTTCCAACATCGTTGACATTCCTGTAGTCACACCGTTCTTCCAAGAAAACCAAACACAAAACGGAATGATTAATAGAATTGCCAGATACTCGTTTGAGATAAAATCGAACATGTCTACTCCTTGTATTCGGGTATTGTGTGTTTAATCTTGATATCAGGAAGCCACAACCAAGTACGCTTCAAAAATCTTCGCAATACAGGGTTGTTCATGTCTTTCCCAAATGTCACCCAATAATTCCTCAATGTAGGTAAACACATTCGATAATTAGGAATCTTGAAATACAAATGCAGAAGCTTCTTGTAGTCCACTCCGGGATAGTAATATTTCATTTCCATTGCAAGATCGTGAGCCTGAGCCTCTATCTCGTCAAAGTTACCTAGGTATTCTTGGCGTGTGGCTTTCAATCCTGATGCCGTTGCCTTGAAAGCTTTAGGTGTGTAGGTATCAGGATCGCGATGGACCCATTGATACTTGTGGATCAATTCATGCTGACAGGTACAGTTGATATCGAAAAAGAATTGAGACAACCAATTATCTTCGGAGAGGGGATTCGATGCAGCAAGATTTTTGGCACTAAAGATAACGAAGGTTCGATTCGACTTCGGGTCATAACTGCCTGTCACAACCCAACGTTTGGTGAATCCTTTATCCACTTTGACGTTGATCGAAAATGGCTTCAAGGCTTTTTGAAGTATCTCAACATGATCCTCTATCACAACCGTTGAGGTCAGTTTATCCTTTTGACGCCATAATGCGCCTTCGATTTTTTCTTGAAGATACATTTCAAACCTTTATGCCTGATGTGTCAGGTCTTGTTCTGGTACTTCTGAAAAATTCATCGGTTACAGCCTGTGCCGATTTACCTGATTCGGCGGCAATGACCACAGACTGACCAACCAATTGTGCATTGCTTTCTACGTCATAGTATCTTTGCTTCTCTGGATCGACTCCAACGACGAATCGTTTCTTATGATTCGGATTTCCATATCGGCTTTTCAATTGCTTAATCATTTGTTGATTCAACTTCTGCAATTCTTCCGAAGCAATCAGGGCAATGAAAAAGTCTGCCGTAGAAGGAAGACCCCAGGATTCTGACGTGTCGTCAATATCCATGTCGGTGTTAGAATATCCACCACGATTGACTTGGGTTGCCGACACAATAGGGACATTATTCGTCACAGCCAACCCTCTTACTTCCTCGGCAATAGCCTTGACGTATGTATAGCTATCCGTCCCTACCTTAAATCTCTGTGAACAAAAGATATTTAGATAATCCAAGAAGATAATATCGGGTGTAAACCCCTTCTTGATCTTTAGTTCAGCAAGCAACCCTTGAATGTGCCCCACATGTGCGGTTGCCGTGGCATATTCCTTGACGAACAAACGACCCTTAGTTTTACTTTGAATCGTTTGAATCTTGCTCATGAACATTTCGCGACCGTAGTTAACTAGATCGCTGATCGAAACGTTAAGTATGTTAGCATCTAATCTTTCGCCGATTCTCTCTTCGGCCATTTCTGCCGACACATATAGAACGTTGAATCCCTGCAAAACCAGGAACGCAGCCCAATCGGTCATCATCATACTTTTTCCAACATTTGTCCCCGCCATGATGATGTTCAGGGTTTTCTTTGCGACACCACCATGCGTCACCTCGTTCAGAAGTTTAATCTTGAATGGGATACGTTGTTCTGTGTTGTGGTAAAAATCGTATCGTTCTTCGGCCTCGGCAAAGTATTCATGACCTACCGAATTGTCGAAACCGACATTCAAGGCATCCTGGAGAATCTGTGGTAAAGAATCCTTTGAATGTTTCTTATCGTTACCCTCAATAATGTCAATCGACTGAATGATCGCGTTATTGATCGCCCGATCCTTACAGAACAATTCTGTTTGATCGACCAACCAATCATCGGTTTCTACTATGTCTAATTTCGAAACTACGTCCTGTGCCGTTGAATATAGAGCCTCGGGGATTGTCTTGTCGTTCCTGACTGCAACAGACAATGCATCCTTTGGCGGAACCTTACTGTACTTCTCGAAAATGTCGGCAATCTTTTTATAGAGAATTCCTTCGATCGGATCTTCAAAATATTCTGCCTTAACAAAGGGCAGGACTTTGCGGGCATACTTCTCGTCCGAGATTAACCCTCTGATAATTAACCGACTGATTTTTTGTTCTGTCATGTTCTAAACAGTGCCTGTTCGAATTGTTTCGTCACCGCTAACAGATTTGACGTCGAAGCGTTCTTTCATCAAAAACAACAAGATGTGTCCAAGAATGCTCATTAGCTCCTTGTTGTCTTTATCTAAATTTATCGATTGTTCAAAGGCAAGATGCTTTTCGGAATCCTTGTCAACAATATAATCAAAATGTAGACGATACCTGTCATCAGAGGTGCGTTCGACTTTTGGTAATACATACTCAATCAACAACCCACTATATTTACCATCCGTTATTTTGACAATCCATGTTCGTTTGTCTTTAATAAAATAACTCTTAAAACTGACAGTTTTTAATTCTTCCATCATTGCGATGCTTTCGTGTCTATGCGGATCAACCTCGAAACTTGGAACTCGAAGTGGATGGGGGATTTTTACAATTGCCGAAAGAGTAATCGGTACGGAATCTTCAAGATTATCAAGTCCGACCCATTGAGTAGTATACATCAGTCAACCTCTTCTTCACCGATCATCAAAGGTGACGGTGTTTCAAGTTTGTATTTTCGTTCAATAGCCTGATGAAACGTTTTGTCTTGCAAAACTGACTTCCAAAATTCCAACGTGTCTGTGTCGTCCCGCTTTGTCTCAGGACCCATTTCACCGGTCGAACCATTCACTGTTGCATAAGTCTCGGGTTTTTGTTTGGTGCGCTTAATGTGTCCGGTTTCCTGAGCAACATCCAGCAGCCCGGACCACGGAGAGATTCCCTTTTCGAAATCCACTGAAATCAGAATCTTGCTTTTCTCTCGCACGAATCTGGATTTTTCAACATTGATTACAAAGTTGTAACCAGACACCTTTCCGTCTTCCTTTTCTTGCTGACGCCCAAGAATCCAAACCGTGTTTGACGAATACATCGGCCCAGTTCCACCACTCATAATATCACGTGGGAACAACGATTGTTCCTTGTATGTGTGATTGACAATGAACATCGGGATGTTCTTTAGTGTCAAATGTGGGGTCACCATTCGGAACAAAGATTTCAATTGCTTTGCCCGAGTCATGTCCGCTTTTGAACTTCCTTCTAGGGCATCTTCAACTTCCTTGCGTGAAGCAAGATTACCAATCGAATCGATCACAATGATGATTCGGTCATCACGTTCTAGGTTGTGTAATTGCTGAACAATGTCGTGTTTCAATTCCTCGATATCGGTCACAGGTGTGTGAACGATTCGATTCATATCAATGCCGAACGTCTTCCAATAATTCTTGGGTGTTCCGAATTCCGAATCATAAAACAGACCTACCGATTCAGGATACTTGTCGAAGTATGCCTTAATGAACGTCAGAGCAAATCCTGATTTGAAATGCTTCGAAGGACCTGCCAATGCAGTCACCCCAGGTGTGAATCCACCCGTTAATGTACCTGACCAGGCAACGTTCAACATTGGAATCTGAGTCGGGATCATGTCCTTGTCAGTGAATACTTTCGATTCCGAAAGCGTGGCTGTAGCATCGATTGTCGAGTTGCCTCGAATCTTTTCTAGTAAAGCCGATGGAGTTTTCTTTGCCATATTTCCTCTCAATCAAACAATGAATCAATCTTGTTGATTCGTTCCGTTGTCCAACCGAAGCAATCCAAGATAGAAGTTAAAGGTTCAATGAATGTCTTATTGAACATTGTATCGTAATCCGCGTATTTGTGCAAATCGAATTCCCTCGGTAAATCATTCAGAAATCCGATTGTGTTGGATCCGATTGTGTTGGGTTGCTTTAAATACAGATACTTAATCTTGTCACCCTCGTTAATGTACCGGTAAATCTTTGACAGTTCTTTTTTCTTTAGGATATGATTGTACATCAGGGCTGCCCGTACCTGCATCGGTGTCGCCTTAGAGTAGATATTCTCCGAATCATAATACTTGTCTAGATTGCTGATCGATCTAGGGAACGAAATATTCTCTACTGATTCGGCATTGAATTCCTTCCGTTTTGCAATTACCAATTCCCAAAGCTTTTCTTCGTTGTCATCCAGAATGACTTCGATGGCCTCTTGTAGATATTTTCTCACGACACCGGGTGTGGATGATCTGACAACTTCAAGACCCGTGACTTTCACATCAGGTTCTTTGAACCTGACACCTTCAGAATCCCACACTCGGACAGCATAGCGTTTCTTTGCTGTCCAGAAAGCCGCATCACTGATTCCTTCGCGCTTGAACGAAACGGCATTTCGAAATGCATTACTTTTCTTGGCAACTTCCTCACAGGTCTGATCCAATAATTGTTGGAGTTTTTCCTTACAGACCTTGTCCAGAAAATTCACTATCTTGACTGGATCGACATATTCAGGAAAGACAGTCTGAACTAAATCGTCCAGCGTGATATACAACGAATCTGTGTCGCAGGCAATCACATAGACTTTGGGTGTAGGATTTTTCATCAGTCTATTCAAATAATCATTCACCTTGCTTTCCATTATCTGAACAATCTCCTGCCCCGAAACCGTGATGGCTTCGGCAATTCTAACTGAAAAGAATCGGAAGTAACCTGATCCCGCGGCACCATACAAAGAGTTGAGCGAAATCTTTCTGGCCTTTTGATAGACATTGTACCGAGACATTTCCTCGACATACTTTTCGTCTTTTGATTCCTCGTACAATTTCTTGGTTTCGAGATACTTCTTTTTGTACTTCTGTCTGTCGGTAAAGAATCGCTGCACAAGTTCCGGGAACGTTCCAAGCTTATCGTTCTTGAAATACGTACCATTCGCAGCCAATCCATAACCTTCACGTTGAAACTTAGGTTCGATAAAACCCATTTCCATTACTTGGAATTCTTTTCTGTCTTCCTTTGGATCACACATTGTCTCCGGGGAAACATTGTATTGCAACATCAATGATGGATACAGTGACGTGGCATCGAATGAAATCACCCACTTGTACTTGCCGACTTTCGGGTCCTTGACATAGGCTCCACGAAATGCCGCATCCTTGCTTTGAAAATTCTTTTGTGGAACGACTTGCTTCTTTGCTTTCAGGTGATTGCAAATCAACGTGTCCCAAAACTTAACCTGAGAATACACATCCTCATAATTGATCTTGGCGTCATAGGCCAGTGTCGCACACAATTCAATCAGACACAATTTCTTTTCTAGACGATAAACTAGCCAGGCGTCACGGGCATTATACTCCATGAAACGCTGATGGTCCTTAACGTACAAATCGTGCAGTGTTTTATGTGGAGCGAACGAAAGTTTCTTTTCACCTAATTCAACAGACGAAATGAAATCAAGTCCATAGGACTCTCTCGCAACATAGGTAAATTTTCGATACAGTTCGTAATAGTCTAGAATCGAAATGCCATGCAACGTATAGGCACGTTGTTCCTTACCAAACTTCTCATACACATCCTCTTCGAGGCCCCAAACCGAAAGCTTCTCGGCTTCTACTTCTCCGAGAACATTTTTGATTCGATTGACCAGATAAGGAATGTCATAACCTCGAATGTTCCACCCACTAACAATATCCAATTTCATTTCGCGCCAGAGTTTCACAAATCGCAGCAGGAGTTCTTCTTCATCCTCGCATTTGTGATATTGGCATCCTTCGAAAGGAGAGGTGAATTCGTGCAGTCCAAACACATGAGAGATTTTTGTATTCTTATCGAGTAAGGTGATTGCGGTGACTTCGGCATCTGCCGTTTCAGGCTTAGGAAATCCGTTGCCCGAATCGACTTCAATGTCCAGAAATCCGACTCGAATCAGGTTGAAATCCCAAGCAATAGTTTCCTCAGGATATTCATCCGAAAGATAACAATACAGGTATTGGGTAGAACCGTAGATGGGACAGTTATCAATTTCCCGATATTCAGACATGAAATCTCGGGCTTCCGAAACTGTCTCGAAAAAAACAGGAGAGACTGGTTCACCATATATGGTTGTCCAGTCACTAGACTTGTCGTCTTTGGAACTTACATACAGAGTTGGAGAATATGCTTCTTTCTTTTCAAAGGGAACTCCGTTATCATAACCCCTAGAAAAAATCTTACCGTTCTTACGGAGAACTGCATTCGTATAGAATTTCATCAAGTACCTTCACGTTGTTCATATTATATAGACTTGCTATTCGTTTCGGGCTCAATTGTATTTGGAATCGAAACAACTTCACTCTTCGGTTGATCCTGAATTTCTGTGTATGTCAAAAGCAACTTCTCAGATTTGGAACAATCAACCACATGAATCGGTGCGGCTGAATTAATATCCAACTTTACTGCACGTAGCATTGCCTCATGAATCGGCATGCCTAATGCCAGATAAGCCAGAACCAAATCACCACCCGTTCCACATGTAAAGAATTTTGATTCGATCGGAAAGGGCAACAAAGAATCAAGCAAACCATACGGTGTGCCTTTCCACCAAATGAAAGCACGAAGGTCTTTCATCTTGGGTTTGTCTTCAAGGAAATACAACTCCTTGATGTTGGTTATTTTTGCCAATTGCAAACGCAACCATTCACCTTCGCCGGCGTCGCCTGCCGTTGCAACAATTACACCCTTCTTAGGAAACAAAATCTTCTGACAATATCCTGGGTAATCGTTGACAGTTATTCGAGTATCGGCCGCGAGCAATTTTGTTTCGTGACAATATGCTATGGTGGTCATTTTAATCCTCGTTGCTATCTTTACCTTTGCCCCTAGCACGTTTTAGTTTTGTTTCATGCTCATGCTTATGAGCCTTATAATACAGGTCTTTGTACATCTTTTGTTTATCATGTGGTGCCATGATAATGATTCGCTTCAATGCCTTTGGCATTTGAAGTATGAATTTCTTTTCCATGTTACTTCTTGAAAGGAACAACATTCGATGGAACGTCTCCTGCCTTTGCAAGCACGATGCCACCAAACAGAGATTTGTATTGATTGGCCATATCCGAAACAGGAGCGGCCATGTAGACAATCGTGTTTATGTTGAAATCGATTTCCTTGTCCTCAGTGAAAGGACAGATCGGACGAAATTGAACACTGACGTTTTGTTCGTCAACTTGCGCCAACAAAACAACAACAGGATTCTTTAGTCTCAAAGTATCCTTCTTGGTTTTCACCTCACCCATATTTTCTGCCAGAACTATTTCACCCGACAGAAATTTCACCAGAATCAAATCCATATTATTCTCCTTCGGAACTATAGCGTCCCTTCTTACCAATTGTGTATTTTGTTACTAATGTCCAATTCGATTTGTCTTTGTGCGCAATGATCTTGATTAGACGAATCGGAGCCAGATCATTCAGAACGGTTTCAGGATCAAGTAGCGTCACCAAACCCCAGTCAGCCAAAAGCTTTGCAATCGTGTTGCGGCGTTGCATATCCTTGTCGTCAAAATTTGTCATCTTACCATCAAGCGAAAAAAGTTCTTTGAAATGGCAAAGATAGTAACGACCTTGCTTGTGAAGGATGTGGCAGGACTGATAGAGAGTGTTATTCTTTTCGGAAGCAATCCCAATGCGCGTCAGGGTTTCTCTGACTTTCAGAAAATCATCGGGGGTGTTAAGCTTTACTTCGAGGGAGAAGTATTGAGGTAGGTCTTCGAACGTTAAGCCCAAAGCATTATTGTTTTTCATTTCGGCCACCCTTGTATAGTTTTTCTTTTATGTACTCCAGTTGCTCAGGTGACAGAATTGCTAATGCTTCGATGGCTTTTTTCGTGCTGTAGCAATAATATTCTTTCACCAGATCCACGTCATCTTGCTTCTCGGCCTTGAACCACTTTGAACGTCGTTTCCTAGGCGCTAATGTATTTATGAGAAACAAAAATTGCATTCTCCGATCCATGAAATGGAGTTTATTCATTTCATTGGCGAAAGCTACAGAATCACGAAAATAACTCAACCCCCTATTGGTTAAAAATGCGTTGTACCCTCTCTCTCCTGCCTCGTCGGCAGTCAGGTCTTCTTTGGTTTCATTTATCGCGTTGAAATAATCGAAAGGATTTCCCGACATGGCATCACACGCCTTTGAACTCTATTCCGGCTGCCATGATTTCCGTACACATTGCAACCAGATTCAATTCCTGATCTGCAACGAACGGAACCTTGTATTGATACTCTCCCAGGATCAAAACAAGCTGAGGGATAGACTGCGGCTGTACGTTCTTGTTCATACTATCGAACAGAGAACGAATTAACCGATTGGGATCATTGTCGCTGTTATGGGCGACCCACTTCCGCATTTCGGTGAAATCCTTTTCACGCAAGGTCTTGACCAAAGCCAGAATTGCCTCTTCCCCTAAGTCAATTAGGATACCTTCGTCGATTGTACCACTAGACGAATAGCGTTGGAGTTCATTCAGAATCCTACGATAATCCGGGAAGTATCTTGTGACTACCTTTGCCAGAATGTCTTTGGTGAAAGAGACTCCTTCTTCTTTCAAGATTTTCTGTGTCGCGTGAAAGAAGGCGGCAGCCATTTCGGCTTTCTCTTCCTTCGAAAGCCCAAATTCCACAACCGTGCATCTTGAATGTAGCGGCTGAATGATTCGATTCTTGAAATTGCAGGTCATGATGAACCTACAATTCTTGGCAAATTCCTCAATCGCTCCGCGCAGAGCAGGTTGAGTAGAGTTTGGATTCAGATAATCCGCCTCGTCAAGAATCACCACCTTTGTCTTGCCAGCCAATGAAACTGACGATGCGAAATTCCGAATCTTGTTTCGTAGAATGTCGATGCCTGAATCTTCTGATGCATTGACTAACAGATAGTCACATTGCAATTGTTCGCACAATGCACGCGCAACGGTCGTTTTACCCACACCTGCGGATCCAGCCAAAATCATGTTAGGGATTTCGTCTTGCGCAATGAAATCCTGAAATGGTTGTTTCAGACGCTTAGGTAAAATACAAGCATCGATGGTTTTGGGTCTGTACTTTTCAACCCAAAGAAATTGGTCACGTTGATTCATAATGTAGTTTGATTCTTAAAGAGTGGAGTCGGCTTCGACTGTTGCGTAGTATTCCAGATCGGTGTCCTTTGCCGTGTTGACCCAATGCAGGACACCGATCGCACCCTTCCTGGCAACCTGACATTTGTAGGCACCCGGAAGCACCTTAAAATTCTCGGCGCGCAGAGCAACGTCAAAATCCTTTTTGCAGGCTTTCAAAGTTTTGCGATAGCTGTTGCTTGTGTCATTCTTGCGATCATGCACGCGCAATTCTACCGAACCCTTCTTTGACGTGACTGAAATTGTAGGTGCCGATAGAGCAGCCGTTACCTTCAGAATTTCATTCACATCATTTTCGGACATGTCCCATTCGAACAATGTTTCGTCGAGATTGATATCCTTTTCAGGCGGGGCCATGACAATCGATGGATCCGAATAGAAGTATGTGATTGCCGCATCACCATTCGAAATCACGACTTTCTTTTCTCCAAACTCCAGAGTCGGGTCCTTGAAAAAAGTCAGTGCCTGAATGAATGCAGGCAAATCATAGATTGCCACTTCGACAGGAAATTCATCCTTCAATTTCGATGTGGCAAAAATATTCTTGGTAGGTGCGACTGTCTTGACAGTTTTACCTGGAGCGATTTTCAGATTGACGTTGATTGAAGCAAAATTCTTCAACACCGCCAAGGTTTGTTCACTTAGTTTCATCACGGGAATCCTCATTGTTAAGATGCATCATTAGTATAGTATAATGTACGGCTTTTAGCAAGTCCTTGCGATTCTTGCCGCTCTTTTTACCATATCTAAGGAGATACTTAATCGCATTACATTTGCAGAATGATTCTGCATCATCAGCCGCAATGAACAAGTCCATTGCCTGAATGTTGTTTTTACCGACATAGTGTTGCCCGTAAGTGGACAAAAGATAGTCGTGCAATTCGCTCAGAATTGCCTCTTCGTCATACTTAAATGGTTTGCTCATTTTTCACCTCTCCCAATTACGAAAAAGGAGACCGAAGTCTCCTTTTTATCCTCACAACTCCGATTACTGAAATGCAGACGCGCCCAATTTCTTGTAGGCGACGGCAATCATTTCGCGCGAAGGACGACCTAGACGGTATGTTCCACCGTTGTTGTAGATCGGATAGCCTTCGGTACGCAGTTCGGCGACCCGACCGGCCAGGCGACGAGCACCGAATCGGCTAAAAGCTTGCCTCTGCGTTAGAGTGTTTCCCTTAGCCAAAAAGGCCAGGATCTTTTCGTTTTGCGTCATACTAAGTTTCTCCTTATCCCCCTGCATCAAATGGTGACACCCCGGCCGCAGGGTACCTGCCGGGGTGTTGAAAGTTATGTTTGAAATTTGTTTAATACTTTATCCTTAGATTGTCACGGTCACCGTGCCGGTGGCATTCACCGCTACGTCGCGCCATTGTTCGGCATCATTCACATCAACCTTAGCCTCTACAGTTTCGAGCGGCTTCACCTCTTCGGGCTTCGGAACAATCGCATCCCACAGCTGGATGAAACTCGCCTTAGTTTCGGCATCGAATCGCGCAACGCACTTCTCAACGGCTTGACGTTGATCGCCGAAAATTCCGTAATGACGAACGATATGCACAAGACGACGAGTAGACATAGTGTCGTCCATCGCAGCACTTTCGTTCGCTTGACGAATCGTCTCCGCCCATTGCACAAGGTTCTTGGCGAACGGTTCGTCATCGGACTTGCCGACAAGAATCAAATTCTTTTCCAGAATCTTGCGTTCTTCCGCAGGAGCCGGGAAGTCTTGTTCCAGCGTCATACCGAAGCGTTCAAGAAAAGCCTCATTCATGATTTGGGTGTTAATGTAACGTCCACCACCCTCTTCCGAACCACGACCCTTTGTGTTCGCAGTCGCGATGATGTTGAAACCTTCCTTGTACGGAACGAACATGTTGATCTTCTTGATAAAGATCGAACCCTGTTCGAGAATACCTTGCAGACAGGAAATCTTTCCCGTACCGTAGTCGATTTCGTCAACGAGACAAACCGCACCACGCTTAGCCGCAAGCGTAATCGGACCATCGAACCAAATCGTTTCGCCGTTGATAAGACGGAACCCACCGATCAGATCGTCCTCGTCCGTCTCCGGCGTCACTTGCACGCGAACGACTTCGCGCTTGAGCATCGCACAGGCTTGCTGGACGAGCATCGTCTTTCCTGTACCCGAAGGGCCCGTAAGAAAGACCGGGTAAAACAGACGCGACTTGATTAGCGTCAGAACATCGTCGAAATTACCGAACGGTGTGAACGTCGGATCCTTTTCAGGAACGAGCGAACCTGTCATCGCATCACCGATCTGGATTTGCGACGAGGTTTGCGTTTCGACTTCCGGACGCGACTTGCGCATCGGAATCACGTTCGCAACTTCGGCACTCACTTGCTCGACTTCGAAGTCCGAAGCTTCGGCTTCGGCAGCAGCGCGTTGAGCAGCAGCCGCTTCCGCAGCCTTGGCAAGATCCTTCTTGCCGGAGAATCGAGGATACGGTTTCGTCGGATCAGTCTTGCCCTTCGAAACTGCAATCGTCGCATCACCGTCATGATACGTGTAACCGACGACCGAGCGACCCGAGCGATTCACCTCGATGTTCATGCCCTTTTCGGTCAATTCCTTGACAAGCGCACGCCAGTAAGAAACACCGACGAACGTTTCGACTGCATCGACACTGAGCATCTTGTCCTTGCTGGCGAGGAACTTCTCACGCAAAGAGGCAAGACGATCAGCCGACGACATATGCGACTTAGACATTACAGACCCTTTCATGAATGAAAAACTCACACTTAACTATACAATTATACGCTTTTTCCAAAAGCTTGTCAAGCTCTAACCTCTTGATTCTAAACAACCTTTTACCGTTTGAAATCAATAGGTTAGGGCATCCCGCTAGCGGGATGCCCTTTGCTGCTATGCGACGAGTTCCATGAATTTCGTCAGGAACGTGCGATTCATTGCACGAGCCGCTAGCACCTGATTGAAGGCCTTGTTCATCCGAGCCTGAGTCTTTTTACCTTCGACGATGATTTCATTTTCTTCCTGCTCTTCGGTGAGAGCCTTTTCCCAAAGCACAAAGTATTGACCATAACCAAACCGGTCAATCGAGAAGAACTTATTTTGACGGAAATTCATCCGCAGTTCATCAGGGCTCTTGGAGCAAAAATCACCGGCATAATGGGTAATCATTCGATCGGCATTTTTCCCGGTACCAACAATGTGATAACCAACCATCGTCACTTCTGGACCCATCGCGTCTTTGGCAATTTCGACACAGGTGCGAGTGGTGAACAAACTACCCATCGATTCATAGCTACGATAACCCTGGTTTTCCGGAACCGTTTCGAATACCTTATTCGTATACGGAGAACGAATCATGATACGATCCGAAGACTTTCCATAATCCGTTTTGTATCCTAATTGCAAATTCGCACTCTCACCATCGGTCAGAACGATGCAGGCAATCTTCGCCGCATTCGTTTGCATCCGAAATTCCTTGACATAATTCGGAATCGACAGAATCATTTCATTCAACGGAGTCCCACCTAACGGCATGATCGACTGCGAAGAGCCGTATATGAACCAACTATAATCAATATCGAGGCACAACCACACCATGTCGGTGAATTCCTTCGTCGTCATTTTCTCATTGAACAACTCGGTGCAACACAAATTCTCCATGATGATTCCGGAAGCAGTAGACAAGCTTGATTTCCTGTTCAGTCGTTCAAAACTGAAACCGATTTCTTCCAGACTATTACGACCGATATTGTCCGTGAACGTGACGATGCGGAACGGGATGTTCACCCGACGACAAAACATCGCGACAACAATCGCCTGTTCCAACACTCGCCGGAAAATCTTACACATCGATCCAGAGGCGTCAATGAACATCACGAAACCGTGATTCTTGCCTTGCGGCACAACGGTGATCTTCTTGAACAGATCATCATTGTACTTGTACTGGTGAAGCTTAGTCATGTTCAACGTGCCGATCTTCGCTTCCGAAGCCCGAGCGAATTGCCATGCATTACGACGCAATTCAAATTCGCGAACCAATTGCTGGATGTAACGTTGGTGTTTCTCGCGAAGCTTAGTCATGTGCTCCTGCTTGCGCGAGGCAAATGCCGCTTCCGCATCCGGAACAGCGCGACCGTTTTGCATCGTGTGAGTTTTCAATCGATGCATCACTGCCTTATAAACCGACTTGTAATCGATCATCGAATCATGCGGTGTATTCGTGTTCACAACATTGTAAGTCGTGATTCCGGCTGCATTTCCATCGACCGCTTCACTTCGCATCGCGCGATCAAAATTCTCTTGCGTCGAAGATTGCGGAGCCGAATCTTCTGATTCGTCGTCCATGTTCTTGAGGTATTCTTCCGAACGATCCGAATTATTCGACCGGCCACCCTTCGTCGATTCACCACCCTTCTTAGATTCCGACTCTTCACCTTTCTCGTTGTCATCGTCATCCGACTTGCCGGACTTCGAATCCACATCCGATTTTTCACCTTCTTCTTCCGAAGATTCGTCAGACGATTCTTGCTCCGACTTATCTTCACCGGAGACACCGGCTTCGGACTTGTTTTCACCCGAATCCGATTCATTAGAATCTTCGGACTCTTCGGCTTCTACTGATTCACGACCTTCGGCTTCGTCGTCCATGTGGTCGAGTTCCGAACCTTCTTCACCCGGTTCACCGTCACCGGCTTCGGATTCTTCCGATTCATCAGATTCATCAGGTTCGTAATCCGAACCAAGATCGTCGAAGTCATCGTCATCATCATCGTCGTCGTCATCGAAATCTTGATTGAACGATTTTTGCTTCGTGGCTTGTTCTTCCTGCATTTGCTTAAGCTTGTCCGCATCATGCGCATACATGCGTTTCGCAACCGCGACAACATCATCCCACGATTCCGCAGCATTCGCCGCTTTGACGATCAACATTTCCTTGTCGGAGAAATTGCCGACACCCGACAACGGACCAACCTTCGCAAAAATGTTCAGACGATCAACTAGCAACATCCGACCCTGCTTCGAATCGTCGCGAAGCTTCTGGACATTGCCGAAAAAATCCTTGTTCAGAAGGTACTGGTAGCCCGTAATGAACTCACGGGCTAAACCAGCATAACGAACCTTCACCATGCGCTCAATGCGAACGTCTTCCGCCACATTGATGTAATCCTTGAAATTCTTGAGGCCGCGATTCGACTTTTGCGTGCGTTCCCAATCCTTCGGATCAGTCCAAAGCGCGTGACCGATTTCGTGCCCAATGAACATCGTCACGACGTTCGCCGGGAACTCTTGAGAATACACAGGGAGAGTCAGAACCCGCTTGACCGTGTCGAATGACGCGGTCTGAACATTGCGGTGTTCGACGTAGATATTTTCAGACGCGAGAAGCTTCGCAAGGTACGACTGAACAGTCTGCTCGCGAGACTTCGCGGCTTGTTCGTTCTTGCGATTCAGATCCTTAATGTCAATCATATAGTCCTCTAGCTGCCCAAAATTCAGTCTCTAAACGTCTATTCTACGCTAGATTTACCGACGTGTCAAGAACTAAGAGGCGTTAATAATCAATGACTTAGGCTACCAAAGCGACGCTACTCCTTGCTCAGGGGTCTTTTTCAACTGCGGCACCGACTTTTGGCGCTTGTAGGGCATGTCTCGCAGAGTGCCCAAGAACAGCCCGATCCAAGTTCCGACTGCCAGCCCGTGATAGAATCTCAAGGCATTCGCCGAACTAGTCGCCGGAGTTTGAAGCTTTTTCTGGATCAGTTCTCGGACGCCCTTTTTCGACGTGATCGACAGGGTGTCAAAATCTACGAATCCTGTAAAACCCTTTTGCCAGTCATAGTCGTCCAGGGTGACAACGTGACAATGCCCTAGACATTCCAAAGTCGCATAACTAAACGACTCCTTTTTTGACGGGTTAAAGAAAACAGTAGAGGATTTGATTAAATCGGCTTTGGCCTTTCCGAATACATCCGTGAAAATCTCGTACTTTTGAATTCCGGCTTCTTTCAAAGCCGCTTCAAATTTCGACTTACCTAGAGCATTGGTCATCACCTTCACCGGACATTGAAGATCCTTTACGACCTTGACAAATAGTTCCGGGTTCTTGCGATCTTCCCATCGCCCTACGAAAAGCACACCTTCTTTAGGACCGTTGTAATCCTCTGCAACCTCAAAATCTGCAAGAGGCATAGGTAGATGGAATACTTGCTCATAATGTTTTTTCAGATACTCCACATTCCTCAATGACTGTGTTCCAATCAACAGGCGCGGGAGTTTCATCACATTACGATATACCTCGTCATATTCATGACTAAAAGGACCGACTCCATCATAGTCCGAAACAAAGTTTTCGTTGTGGGTGTAATACATCGTCGGAATCACATCCGTGAGTCCTAATGCATACACCGGCAGAATAGCCTCAGGTGTGTTGCAAAGAATAAAATCATACTTGCGTCCACATTGGAGCGCCTTGAATAGGGATTGACGAAAATTAATCTCACGTTCGAAGTTAAGTCCATCCTTGTGACGATTCTCCAGACACTCCTGATGATTACCGTATCCTAACGGTTTGTCAGGAGTGAATAGGTACGGCTGAGTCGGCAATGTTCTCATTAGATCCATTGACCGGTCACTGTCGTATTTGTCTAGGATGAAATCAACTTCCCAGTCATGATCCTTTGCCATTCCCATAAAGGCTTTGGCAAATTGACCAATCCCACCAGCAATGATTAGATGCTGCTGGGCCATCATAAAGGCAATTCTCATAACTCAATCCCGCATTCGGTCTTTCATTGTATAGAAAGGTGTGATCTTAAAGGCAACGTGCAACACGTGCCATCTGTTGTAGGCCTGACTTAATGACTCACCGGATTGTGCCGTAGGACAGGAGCCACCTTCACACCACCACAACCCTTCACGGAATGAAATGTGTGGTCGTTCGTCATAAAGATATCCTGCAAAAATCTTATTCAAAATATCATCCATGATTGCGCCTCTTTTTCTTCCATGCATCTACCGCTCGTTGCATTTTCAAAGGACTGGCTAGCATCGTGAAGTTACGTCCTTCCATGTGATCGTATTCGTGCTGAATGACTCTAGACGAAAATCCTTTATACTCCAGAACCTTTGTCTCTCCTGTCTCGGTCTGAAAAGAAAGAACACAGGCAATTGGTCGTTTCAAATGCAAGGTGATGCCAGGAAGACTGAGACAGCCCTCGGGCATCACACAAGTTTCTTTCGAATAACCCATTATCTTTGGATTGAAACAAGCCTCTACATTCTCCTGCATCCCAAACACAAAGACTCGAAAGGGCAACCCGACTTGATTAGCCGACAGCCCTGCACCTTTCCAGTTGTACATTGCATCCAACAACACGGACTTAATGACTTTTGGATCCTCAGGTGGATTCGCAAAATCAAATTCTGGCAAGGCTTCTCTCAATATAGGATCATTGAAAGATAGCAACGACAACTTCTGAAAACGTTCAGGGATCATCCTCGTGTCAACTCCAGTAATTTCTTGATTTGTTCATCGACCTGCACATCACGATTCGGCCAATGAATGTACTTTTTCTCAGGATTCTTTTTCAGATTTTGCAACAAAGGCATCATCAGTTTTTCAATTGCCTGCAAACGATGATCCACTTCTTCCTTTGAAAGGCGTGGGCTTAATTGTTCTTGTAACGACAAGACCTCTGTTTCTACATTCTGAACAATCTTCAAAATGATTTTGATGGTTTCAGAATCGATGTTCTGAACTACAACCTCAGGCACTTCGGGATCATCTACTGCGGTAAATCCGAAATCGTTTTTATACTCGGCTGGAATGTTACTCATTTTTCAATAGTCTCCAAAACAGAATAACCACTGACCTTCTTCACCTTAATGATCTTCTCGAATCTATCCACAAACAAATCCGACTTGTGGGTGATGACAAAAATGTTGTGCTTCTGTGCAATCTCACGCATCAGATTCAAAAAGTATTCGACTGCCGTTGAATCCAAAGAACCATCCAGAACCTCGTCGAACACAATTAGGTTTGTGTTAGTCGTATTCCTTAGTGTTGCAACAGCACGCCAGGCAAACAAAAGGGCAAGATTGATTCGTTGTTTCTCACCTTCACTAAACGATGCATAGGTAAATTCATCACGATATCGCGACTTGATTATTTCATTGAACTGTTCATCCAACTCAAAGCTAATGAACAAGTCCATCGCTTGCAGGTACTTATTGACTAGCTTGTTAATCAACGGCAGATATTGCTTGATGATCTTTGTCTTGATCCCTGTGTCTTTAAGGAGAAAGACAGCGACGTTGAAGTATTGACGCTCCTCATTCATTTCGGAACGTTTGGTCATCAGATCGACAACCTCTTGTGCCGATTCTTGAAGCTTTCGACGTTCCTCGTCAATGTCTGCCGTGTTGCTCTGAATTTGTTGATTGTCCTGTAAAAGCTTTTCAATGAATTGCTGGCTGGCTTGAATACTGCTATTGATCGACATTAAGGAGTCGGTAAGTTTTGACAGTTCCTCATTATTCGATGCCACATCCGACAATTGTTCATCCAGCTTGACAATTTCAGTTTCTAGTTTTTCAATTTCGAATTTCTTGTTGTTAATATCCGTTTCAATCAGGTCAATCTGTTTCGCCCTGTGACTGTCGGTTATTTCCTGTTCACAAGAAGGACATTCATTGTTGTCTGAATAGAAAGATTTTTCTTTTTCGATATTGACAATTTCCTGCTTGTGTTGCTTGATTCCGTTTTCTAGAATATTCCTCTGCGAATATAGAACCGTATGATTCTTGTTTCGTTCGACAAAAAGGTTTTGTTCATCCTTTACCGACGCATACTCTAATTGAAAAAGTTCAATCTTTTTCTTTGCCTCTTCGATGGCATTCTTGTTGTCTTGGATTCGACTCTTGGTATCCTGTTTCAAAGTTTCAATGTAGGACTTTTGAACCATCGTCTTGTGCTTCTGTAGTTCTAATTCTCCTTCAATGTTCATCAGATCGGATTGAAGGGCATTGTGCTTGTCCTTCAACACTCGATTCATTGTGGAGAAGATTCGAATGTCAAGAAGATCCTCGACAATCATTCTACGTCCGCCGATCGGCAACTCCATGAACGGGGTGAACGATGCCGAACCTAGAATGACAATCTGGCAAAACGAATTGTAGGTGAAACCTAGAACCTGTTCTTCCAACAATTGCTGATAGTCTCGAACAGAAGCATCTTGATTGAGAAGGTGTCCATTCTTGAAAATCTCAAACACATTGGGTTTGATACCACGCTTGATTTCGTAGGAAATCTTACCTACGTCAAACGTGATGCTGACTTCTGCCTGTTTCTGATTAACCGAATTGATTAGCTGGCCTTTGTTGATGTTCCTGAAAGGCTTGCCAAACAATCCGAAACACAATGCATCGAGAAAGGTACTCTTGCCTGAACCATTTTCACCGACAATCAAAGTAGTCGATGTCGAATCCAAATCAATTTCATTCCAGACATTTCCTGTCGAAAGGAAATTGCGCCAACGAATTTGTTTGAATTTTATCAATACTATTCTCCTGATTCATCCAGGGCTTGTGCCTCAACATACAAGGTTTTGAGAAACTTTTTCAGACGTTCTTTATCCAGATCCGTTTCTGTCGAATCAACATAACGTTCTAGGATAGTCGGAGTGTCCGCCACGTCATATTCACCTTGTTCAGTGGCATCGGTGGTTTCATCATAATCAATGATGTTTTCAATGATTTTGATTTCTGCAGGATTGGCATT